AGCGACCTAATTATAAAAACTGGGGAGAAAATGATTGCTGGAAAGGATTAGCCCGTAATGAGTGTGAAACCACCCCAAAATCCCCCGAAGCTAAACAATGGGACGGATGGAAAACGCCGGCACTAAAACCAGCCGTTGAGGGTTGGTGGTTAGTTCAAAAGCCTATATCAGAAACAAGTATTGCTAGAAATATTTTAAAACATGGCGTTGGTGGTTTGAATATTGAGGCTACAAGAATTGGTGTAAAAGAAAATGACCCAAATAATAGGATAAACCCAACAAAATCAAGCGATTTCCATAAAACTGTGCTTGGCGTTGGTATAGGAAATGTAACATGTCCTAGAGGGCCTAAAGATATAGGACGATACCCTGCTAACCTAATCCTTTCCTGCGGAGCTAATTGCAAAGGCGAGAATCATAGCCCTGATTGTCCGGTGACGGTGATTGGTGAACAGAGTGGGATTTGTACGAGTGGCTCAGGACGAAAAACAACGGGAGATGAAAAATATTTTACAGGGTTAAACAAAAGAGAAAATATTCCCTACGTTGTTGGTGACACCGGAACCGCCGCACGATTCTTTAAACAACTCCCATTTGACCCTGAAACCATCCCTAGCGTCTATTATCAAGCCAAGGCATCCCCTAATGACAGGTCAAATAGTGGAGAGATTGCAAACACTCACCCAACAGTCAAAAGCCGTCACTTGATGAAATATTTAATAACTTTAATCACCCCAGATAATGGTACGGTCTTAGATCCTTTCTGTGGCAGTGGCACAACGGCGGTGGCTTGCAAAGAATTGGGGCGTAATTATATCTGTATCGAGAAGGAAAAGGAATATTTTGATATTGCTTGCGATCGCATCTCTCAGCCTAGGGAATATTCAGAAACAGAGTTAGAAACTATGGAGCTAAAGCAACCGGAATTTAAGCAATTAAGTTTGTTTGACGTGGCTTAATTAACAGACAAACTAATAAAATATTGATATAATTAATAATAGAAATGCTCCTCGCGGTGTTCGTCGCACCCAGGAGCCGTAACCATTAATTAAGGAAATAGTCACAATGACAATTAAATCACAACGGGCGACTATCGAATATGTAGAAGGAATTTCTGTTGATGGGTACATGATGCCCAATGGCGAGTTCCGAGTTGGGATGGTTGGGGCGAGTTTGGCTTTAGGGTATGCGGAAAACTGGTTGACTCAGATCACTAGCAGGGTTGGCAAAGCCTCGAAGACATTAGAAAGAATGGGTTATACGGGCGAGTTTATTCCTGTAGTATGTGAAAGTATTAATGGCGGTGGTCGGTGCGCTCAGACGCTTTCACAGTCAGATTTTGATGTCTTAATATCTTTTGCTGCATCTGAGGGAAAAAGAGACGCCATGAGATTACTAACAAAAAACTCAAAGATAGAACGTGCAACATCGTTAGAGCCTCGAATTAAAAAGACATTAAACCCTAATCAAGTCGAGAAGATCATACAGAAGAAACTGGCAAAAACTTTACTCAATGCAAAGCTCGAAGTCTCAACATTAGCTGGGAGAATCGACATTTTAACCGACACTCAATTAATCGAGATCAAAGATTGGAAACGATGGAAAGAAGCTATAGGACAGGTTTTCTGTTATGGAAAGTATTATCCAGAGCATGAAAAACGGATTCACTTCTTTGGATGCGCGAGTCCAGATTTTATTTTATTGGTAGAGTCTCATTGTCAAGATATGGGTATTGTTTTAACCTACGAACCGGAATAAAGGTTTCTACCACTCAAAGCCCTTCAGGGTATAGGTTATACCGGCTTACCGGTTGAGGCAGAACTAGATTCCATCAACGGCGGTGGCACAAAGGCAACGACGATCTCCCTCTCGGACTGGCAACGGCTCAAGATTTACGCCGCGCAACAGGGCAAAATGAAAGCCGTGGCGTTGTTAGCTTATCAGTCCTTATCATCCGACGCGGATCTGTTTACGGATGCCTTCGCGCTCCCTAGATGGACTGTTGAACAAAAACGGGCGATGTACTGTGCCGAATTAGCTAAAAATATCAATTGGCTCGAAGAAGACAGACAGGAATGGCGAGTCATTGAGGAACAAGAGGCGTTTATATTGAGCATGAGCTAATCAAAAAATAACCCTCTAAATATTTAGAGGGTTTAAGATTATCTGTGTCTATATTTGTGGGTTTTTCTTTTCCTGCGTTCAGGGTTTTGCTCTCGATGTTGTTTGCAATACCCTGAACGGTTTTGTGGAAAAAGTTTAACTCCACAAATCAGACAGTTCTTATGCTTTTTGAAATCGACTCCGCAAAACCTCCAAATCCCCCTCTGAATCATCAAAACAGGATTCATCACGGAATAGGACGTGGTGTAATTCCGTCAACTCCCCATAACAGGGAGACTCACAGAATTTAACCGATTCCACAAAACCCCAATCTCCCATTCGTTTCTCACGGCTCCCCATCCGCTCGGCAGCGTGCTCTCGGACTGACGGCCCCCCATATCCCCCACTTGCTCCTGTAACGAAACAGGCGACGCTATTAGCAAATGCACAATGATGCTGATTCGGTGCATCGGGGTGAGTTGCCTTGCCTAATTCGTAGGCTTTTTTGAGAACTTCTGAGTAGTTGTTAATATTCATGGCGGTTTCCTTTAGTTAAATTTGCGGAGTAGGTAAGCTGCGAGGATGCCACAGCCAGCACCTAACAGAGATTCGAGAATGATTAAGACGATTTGATTTGTCATTGGAGTTTTCCTTATTTACAGAGGTTGGCTTGCTGTAATGCCGAGAGGACATCACCTTTTAATTCATCGGGCGCGGGGTTGTTCCGATACCCGTAAAACTGTTGGCAGTGGTAGCCATACTCGCGTTTTACCATCTCAACCGTGTGAGTCACCCGTCCTCGCTCCCGAACTGCAAGGATAATCGAGCGTCCGTTATTGACCGCTTGACCATACCCCCCAACGCAGTGAGATAGTTGCTCACCCCATAGCTTGAGTTGTGCGTTACAGGTTGGGATTTCCAGTTCCCAACTGCCGTCAATAGCACAGAGTCCCTGCACCCGTTTAAAGTCGGGGTTAACCTTTAACTCATAGTCCGGTTGTCGGCGGACGTACTCTTTAGCCAGTGTTTCATGAACAGTTAGCCAACACCGCACCCGCCCTAATTCCGGTGCGCCTACACCATCTTTATTAAGTTGATTCCACAAATAGCCCGCATCACGGACTAAGTTGCTATCGACATTATTTACTTCACCCCGTACTTTAAAAGTCGTGGTCTGAATCATCCGTAACGCCACTTCAGAAGACAACGATTTCAGGAAGGGGATTGTATCTTCCTGAAACCCGATAACGGAATCTTCAGGTAAGTTGAGATACTTTTGAAGTAGATCGGCGTTCCCATTAACCAACACCATCGCCCATTTACGGGGTGTGGGGGAGGAGTTTTGAAAGGCTTTGACCGTAGCTTTTCCTGTTGTGTTGAACAGGTGTTCACAGGCTTTAGCGGGTGAGAGGAAATCAACCAAACCTAACAACAGTTGATCGGAGTTTTTGAACTGATTTAATTTAGTCCATGGAAGTGACTCATGGGGAAGATTTAGGGCAACTTCTAATAAAGTTTGGTAATGTTTTTTGATGTAATACTCACGGGAATAATTGCTGCGACTCCACTCTCCTTTTTCATCGCCCATAATATAGGGTAATAATTCGCCAAAGTTCGCCTGTGAATAAGCTCGAAATGTAGCCCAGAACTCCATTGTCAATTCATGACGACTGATCGGGGTTCCATCCCACTCCGTCCAATTGACTTTATTGAAAGATTGCCACGCTACACTACGTTTTTCAATGATTTCTTCCCATGCAAATTTAGCCAACAACCGAGACTTGACAGGCATCCGTCCCACTCGTTCGGCTATGGACTTAGGCAAATTTCCACACCATTTCCAGGCGCGGGCACAATCAGGAAGTCGCCAAATATTGCCAATGCGGTCGGAGTTAACTTCAAAGGCATCGGCGTTGACCATTGCCTTTTTAACCCACAAGGGGAGTTTATTGTAATTTGGCGTTGTTGCGATCGCCAATACTTTCGCATGGTCAACCTGATAGCAACTACCCCATGACCTCTTGGAGTTCATTACCTCTTTGTAGAGGTTCAGAAATCGCTCGGCTTGCCAGTCAAAGCGGATGCCCAAACCTAACAACGTTCCGGTATCCACAGCAAAACGGATTTGTTCGCAGTCTTCCTCTTTTTCGCCTGTGTAACTGTTGACGTGACGAGATAGTGGTTCCCACCCATTAGTTGTTAAAACTTTTTTATAGCCCAACCCACAAAGGGCTAAATCTTCAGTTCGGGACTTTGCCCAACGCCGAAGCTCTTTGGTTGCAGCCCAATCTTTTCGGGCTTGTGTCATGTCAAATTGCTTGTCTTGCTTCTCGGCTTCTACTACCTGATAGGCGATAAACCGCGCCCCTCTCGACTTATCTTTAATTAATTGTTCAAAGATTTCAACATCAAAAGATTTTGACTCCCATCGAAAATTAGGTGCTGTAAAAAGTGATTGTATGTATTCGACTTCTTCCCACGTTAGTTCGCGGGTATTGGTATTGAAGATAATTTCTAACTGACCCGCTACGAGGTCAACACCTTCCTCAAACATTGCCTCTTGTAGAGTAGAAGCATTACGGACTCGGACTGCCAACGGGGATTTTTTTGAGTTGAGTGACATGATAAGATCCTCTTAGTGACTTGTTCACTGCAAGGGTGGAGTTAGACCGCGAAATCAGGACTCTGCCCTTGCCTTTTCTCTACATTAACCCCCACTTCTTAGAATGTCAAGCCATAACTCTAATTATTTTTGATTTTGTATCAGGGGGATACAAAATCAACATCCCTATCCCTATAATCAAAAAATAACCCTCTAAATATTTAGAGGGGTTAAACCTAAGTAAACATTAATAAAAAATGAATTCACCAACAAAGAATGGATACGCATCCGCACTAAAAGAACTCTCACTCCTTGGGGGTCAAATAGCCTATCACTTTCCTGATTATCAGGCAATACTAGGTAACGTGCAGCCACGGGGTACTAGAGCCCTTTTTAGACAGCAAACTCGTTTAATGGCTGTTGTAGAAGGGGTTGCCATTATAAAGATCGGTAACTCTGCTATAAAAGAACTAGCCTCTACTCATCGCCATTCAAACGCATTGACTGAAGCGTTTAAGTCTTATTATGGTGGCGAGGGCATGAGCCTTGTTTTTATTTGTGACGACGACATTATAAAACCACCGCCACCGCCAAGAGACAAGAATGGACAGGCAAGTATTTTTGACATCCTGGAAAGTGAGTATTTTAAGAGTTCACCAAAAGGAGGCATTCTTACCAATCCCAAATAAAAATAACCCTCTAAATATTTAGAGGGTTTAATTTTTAAAACATTTTTCCACAATCCTTGCATTTCATTCGGCGACGACCGTGTTCTGTGTAGCCATATTTAACGATCCTGTGGCTACCACATCGGGGGCAACCGTCGCCAACAATCAGGGCTTTTGCAAAAAAAGACAGCCCAAAACTTCGCTTGGGTTACTAGCATTTCTGACTAGCGCACCAGGAGCTAAGCAGTCCAGTCGCCCAACCTTAACGGCGGCTGCTGCAACTAAACCGCTAACTACATAGAAGACATCGGGGGAAGCGGGGGGCAGTCCCTCAATTTCCCCGTACTGCACCGACTGGACAGGAATACCGAGAATAGGCTCGGCTTCTGTGTTCCCCATTGCCACACGGGGGATGATTCCCGATGGTGGCAGGGTGTGGAGAACCTCAACGGTTTCGGCTTCGGCTGTGAACTGTTTTGTTTTGGGGTCTTGATTGACCCCTTCATTTGAACAGATGACGATTTGATGGGGCGTGGCGTTGATGATTTTCATTTGATTTTCCTTAGAATAATGTGTCAATTCGACGTTTAAATCCCTTTCGGGAATGCGACCACTGGGAATCGAACCCAGTCAGGGGCCTGCGGTCGCTGTCTTAGTCAACAAGATCGCACTTTGCTGTCATCTTGTTTCCGCATGGAAAATCCGCACAAACGGATTGATACAGCGGGTTTTTAGTCCCAAAGGCTTTTGTGACAGTTCCCTGTCCATAGACAGGGTGATTGATAATGTCCCCGACTTTCAATAAACCCGTCGAGGGTTTATTTAAATCCTCCAGGTATTTTTCAATAACCTTGATTGCTTCTGTGTAAAAATGCTCCCGTTGGGGAGTGTAGACCTTCTCCACTTTTTCGGTAGGCAAGTCTAAGACTGCCAAATCCGCCACAGTATATTCCGTGATTTCCCCATAGCCCGTTTCATAGGCAATGGCCGTGGGGGAAGGAAATTTGGGTTTTCCCTCTATCATTTCCCCAAATTGATTTACGGCTTTAGTTACCGAGTAGGTGACACTTACTTGGTACTCATCAGCCACAAAGTGAGCTTTGGGGCCGGAGACTTCGCCCCATTGAGAATTGCCTCCCCGCATCCCATCAGGGGATTCTTTGCGACGGGCGGGAGTCGCGGTTTTTTGGTAGCTACCGTGCAGTTTTTTACAGGAAACGGCTTCCTGTTTTTGTTCGTGGGTGACAACCCATTCTAGGGGTGTCACCTTAAGGGTGTTTGGTAACGGGGTGACGTTACCAATGGAGTCGCCATTATCTTTCCAGACGTTGCCTCTATCATCAACGAAAAAGCCTTCTTGGGGCAGGGTTAAGGCATCACGACTGATACTTTTGTTCCATTTCCACTCAGGGGTTTTTGGAGCTTTGGCGGTTTTAGTTGTGGTTGTCATGGCGTTTGCCCCTTAAATGCGTGTTGGTTGTTGCTGTCTACTTTTCCAATACTACACAAAATATCAACAGGTGTCAACAGGTAAAACAAACTATTTTTGATTTTGTATCAGGGGGATACAAAACAACTATTTCTGGGTATAATCTATATATAGAATCAACTCTCTATAGTATTGCGATGTCCAGATGTAATATAGTCCATAACCAACCAATCAAAGGAGCTAGGAAATGCAACCCATACAACTAACAACCGAGCAAGAATTCCAACTCGCAGTAATCAGGCGAAATCTTGACAATCTAACTTTGGAACAAGCTAAGGAGCATATTATTGAATTAGTAAAACAGAGTATGATTAAAGATGATTTGATTAAAAATTGGATGAGGATGAAATGAGTAAATTGATTGCTTTTGAAGGAATTGACCGCAGTGGGAAAACAACCCAAATCAGAAAACTTTGCGACCATTTCACGGCGTTAAAGTTAAAATTTTACATCACAAGAGAACCCTGTGATTATGACGTTCGTTTTGAATTAAAGAATGGGTGTTTAACGCCGGAGCAGCAGCTTAAATTAATCCTGAAGGACAGGATTAAACACAATCCCACGATTAAATATTTGTTAGAAGATTCTGATTTGGTATTGTGTGATCGATACACGGATTCAACGCTTGCCTATCAAGGCTATGGACACGGACTTAATTTAGATAATTTAAGGAAGCTAAATCACGAGGCGACGGGGGGAATTGATCCTGATATGGTGATTTTGTTTGATTGTCCTGTTGAGGTGGCGGTGCGCCGCGATCTCGACAAACCTCTGGACAAGATTGAAAGAGACTTGCTTTTTTTAGATCGGGTTCGGTTTGGATATCTGGAATTGGCGGCTAGGCAAAATAACTGGATTGTGATTGACGCTAAGCGAACAACTACGCAAATAACTCAGGAAATATCTGGCATTCTGATGGGGATTATTCCTGTCCCTGTGGCTGGGTGATAGGATGAGAATGTACTGATTAAAATTTGGACAGAAAAAACCAGGGGTTAAATATTCCCTGGTTTTTAATAATCTCGGCTTAAACTAATCAACACCATCTATAACTTCAGCTATTTGTTTTAAAACGCCTAAAGGTAGCTTTCTAAAATCAGTGGCTTCAAGTTTTCTCGCCAATTGTATTTTAGTTTTCTGGTTTTCAATTTCTTCAAGAGTTTCCTTGGTTGCAGGGAATAGCTGATAAGAGTTTGGGTATTCTCTTTTGACACCGCACCCATTGGCAACATGAAACCGTGTTTTATCTTCCCATCCTTCCAGGGAAATAAACTTTTTCCCACATGATTTAACTGTTTCAATTTGATCTTGTGAAAAGTAGCGACTTCTTACAAGTACCTTGTCACCGGGTTTTAAGTGTTCTAGCCACATACTAACTCTCTCCTATTTAGTTGATAAAAATTTGTTTGTTGATTAGCAGAACGCTTTGAGCCGTGTTAACGGGAGATTCATCCTTTTTTAGGATGAATGAGTTGTATTTGTAGGGGTTGTAAGTAACGGCTTGATCACAGTTTTTCACTGTGTCAGTCAATGTTCCTACAACGCAAGCATGGACATTTTTTCGCTTTTGTTGGATCACCCGTTGCCGTCCGGCTTCAGAAACCTTAAACTGTGCATCTATTAACTTAACCTCTGTTTGGTGTGCTATGACCCGCCCCTTGTTTTCACCTTCAAGCGCGACTACCGAAAACATCTTTTTGTGGAGATTGAAATAGACTTTAACTTTCATGATATACTCCTTGAAAATGATTGACTTGCAACCGAGTAGGGGCTGTAACCTTACTCGGTTAACTTTTACGCTGCTAAACCATTCAAATACTCTTGTTTCATTGCGATTGTTTTTGCCTTGAAATCCAGATAGTCGGGGGTGAAATCAGCTATAATCCCTATCAGGGATTGAAACATATAACTAAATCAGAGTAAATTCTCCCGATACAAGCCATAAATTCTCTTGATGATCGTGGCTTTCCATGTCTTCAAAATCGATTGAAACATAATCTCGCTCGTCCTCCTCACAAGGGGGAATGTACCCATTTACAATCCCCGTTCCCCATTTGGTATCACTTGGGGATAATTTAACTCTATCCCCAAGTAAACACCCGAATTTTAACTTTAAGACTTGATTCGTTTCAATTGACATTTAAACTGTCTCCTAGGCTTATAACCTTCTACACTTATAGTTGTACCCCAGTTATCTAAAAATGTCAACCTCCTTATTCAACTTTTTTGTAAAGAATTATATCGCCCGTTGCGATCGCCTCCAAAAACTCTGTCCATGCGGGTTCTGGAGATTCCTGTCTCCAGTACCGATAGCCCATGCCTACAACTAGGGTTTTAAGCCTTTCTCTATCTTCTGGCTTGAGTCTGGCTTTGATTTCTTGCCTGTGTTCGTGGGGTCTCATAAAAAAATATCCTATATAACTATTCCCCAGTTTATAACAGATTATGGAATTTATTCGTCATCTGGGAATAATTCAGGTAGTGAGGGCCGATGAATCACGCTCCCAGCATAATTATTGTAAATAGTCTCAATTCTATTCCCTGCGAGTTCTGCCATTTCAGCAGGGCTTTTCCCTTGCGATAACCCATGAGAAATCAGAGTATGACGGCAGTTTCCGGGCTTTCTATATTCCACACCAACCTTAGCTAAAACCTGTTTCCAAGCCCGATTCCTGAAGTTGTGGGAATCAATTGGCAATCCAGTCAAGGAGACAAAAACCGGAGCTTCAGGGTCGGGGTCAATCGGACGGATTGCTTTGAGAATATTTTGAAGGCGTGAGGGTAGGGGGATTAAGCGATCGCGATTAGTTTTAGTCGATTTCCGCTCACCGGATACCGTTAATTTACAGGCTATTAGAACCTCTCCACAATCTTCTGAGAAATGTTTCCACTGGAGCCCGTTTGCTTCACCCGGGCGGCAACCTGTACCCAGTAAAAACTCAACATAAGGGAGATAATGGGAATAATATTGATCCGTTGCAAACCCTTCTAAAATCCGTTTTATTTCCTCAATTGAAAATGGCTTTAACCGTCGTTTTGGCGGAACCTTGACCGATACTTCAGTCCAGGGATTATTCTCGACTAATTGACGCTTAATCCCCCACTCGTAAACAGCATTTAAGAATACAATTCTTTCCCTAACTGTGGCGGGTTCGTTGTGTTGTAGCAGCCAATCACGAAAGCCAAAAGCGGATTTTTCAGTCAGGCTATCATTACCAAAATATTGTTTAATCCTGGGCAAGAAATGATTGTATTTATAAAGCGTTTCTGATTCAATTTGTTGCTGTTTGAAAATTAAATATTGCTCAATTAGCCCGACAACTGAAACCGTGACGGGTTTCAATTGTCGGGCTAATTGCGGTTTGTATTTAATCAAGGAGCTATCGAAGTTTCCCGTGGCGCAGTCCCCTTGAATTTGTAAAGCCAACCGTTGTGCCACCATCTGATTTAGGGGATTATCCTCCAATCCTAAGCTCAAAAAATATCTTTTGCCCTGATACGACCAAACCAACCGGAGCCACCCCACCCCCGCAGAACTGATGGTAGTTTTGACCTGTACGCTTCCTTTGGGTGCTTTCTTCTGAGTCACAATTGATGATCAATAATCAGTCTAATCTTGTCTAATTTTGTCTAATCTTGTCTAATAGAAGATTATCAACCATCAGACGGGAAAAAGCCAGACCCTTTATAGAATCTGGCTTTTGCGTCTATCGGAGCGACAGGATTTGAACCTGCGACCCCTACCACCCCAAGGTATTCTTGATATAGTTAAACCCTTATATCGTGGGGTTTTTGGGGTTTTTAGTTGTTGGGATCTCAATTATTGATCAATCAAAAGCTCCTGATTCCCAATATTTTTTCGCAGCTTCCCACTGTTCGGCGGTTGCCGCGACATGAACCTGATGCCCAATATCTGCGAGCTTGGCTTTGTGATGATTGACAAGAGCCCCATTCAAAGACACTCCCTCAACTTGTTTTAAGCCTAAGCCATTGATCAGGGCATCCATAGTTTCTAGGGTTTTTAACCCGAATCCGTGGGGGTCGTAGGAGGTTCGGTTTTCTCCGGTACCGTCCGCCTTCCAGTAACGGGCGTGTAAAAGTTTTTGAGTCATAATAACCATCCAAAAACTGACTTTCTGACTTGTAGGCGATGATTGTTCCATTCTGAGGGCAATCCTTTGTAAATGCTTTGATAACGCTCTAAGGCTATCTCTGCGATTTCATATATCGCAGAAATGATTTTAGGATTGCCTCGCTTGTTTTCGGGGACGGTTTCTAATATCGCGCCCCCTAAAATAAATTTATCATCCGAATCATTTAGCAATCCCATTTCTAAAGCCAACCAAGCAGCCTTGGGGCTAGGTAAAATTTTGATCAAATCAACTAATTTTTTATTCATTAGACATCTCGCCAATCGTTAATTTTTGCGCGGATTTAAGGCATCGCACCCAGCCCATAAATTAAATCGGGGATCTTTGATTAAGTTCCCATTCCCGAAAAATTCTTTCCTCCGCTTTTGCACGGATTTTTTCTTGTCTCTCAATTTCTGGCCGCATTTCTACGGCCCTGTTTTGACTCTGCTGATTGCAACAGGCAACAATGCCTGCTTTGTCAATTCTCAGGTTTCTGAGAATTGATTTTTTAGCTTTTAGAATTTCCTCAAATTCTGATTGATCCAAGTCGTTATACCAAGGTTGGCAAATCCCAACCAAGGCAGCCAATTTCTTCAAAACCTGGGTCATATTTTCCCAGGATATTTGCTCACAGTAGTCCCGGTTTTCGATCCAGAATTTAGCTGAAACTGCAATCCCTACCGCTTTCTTGATTTTGATTTCGCCCTCTCCAGGTTCGCCACCCAGAGATGAATAATATTTAGCAAAATCACGGCGGAGTTTATCCGCCCACTGAATTTGCTTTTCCGACCCCACAAGGGGAGGAAAAAACCAGTCAATTTTTTGTCCTGGCATATCCCAAATTGTTAATTGCCTCGGTGTCTCCACAACCGCCACCGCTTTCAGGGCTTCTAACCGCCCCTCTAAAACAGTCAATTCAAAAGCCCACTTCCGAATTAGGCTTCGGACGCGGGGGAACTTGCTAATCAAGCTATTTAGTTGAGCGATTCTTTTAGAAAGTTGAGCGGCAGTGGTTGTGGAGTTTTTCATATTCAGCCCGATTTGGTGGCGACCCTATAAATTTGTTATTCTTAAATCATATATAAAATTTAAAAATATGTCAAGGGGTAAATGGAAAAAAGCCGAGAAACGCCAAAAGGCTATTCTGGTAATGCTTTCAGAGATTGAGAGGGAAAGGCTAGAGGCGATCGCATCCTCAAGAAGTCTATCCCTCTCGGAATTGGTCAGATATTGGATTAATAATGGAGGGTGACGATCACTCCATCTTGAGTATCAAATTAGTCAAGAGCAAAAGCAATCGTCAACCTTGATAACTTCGATCTCGACACAAAGGGCTTTTAATCGCTCATAAGCCACCACCGGATCGGCTTCAAAATCAACCGGACTAGATCCGTCCATCGGCAAGTCTGACACCGCCCCCAATGGCTCATAAGCCCTTGATTTATTATTCCAAAAAAATACTCGGTTAATATGTCGCTCTACTGCTTCTGGGGTTTCCAGGAAACAATAGATCAACCCCGTAACAATGGCTTGCCGGACATCCGTTCTAAATCGCCGTTTATCGAGTTTGACTGTCCACAATTCGGTCAATAGTTCCTCGTCGGTGGCAGCATCGTACCAGAGACATTCACAAGAGAATGTGTGGAGGTCGTTGGCATGAATTTTTTGGGCGGGTTGAAATCCTTTTTTAGCGGGTTTGGTTTTGGCTTTAGTTAATGTTTTCATGGTTAGTTAATTGATTTTAAGATTGCCAGACCTAATTCTTTAGCCAACAACGGCGGCACTGCATTCCCGATTATTTGTTGGCTTAAAGATTTGGCTTCTGGGAGTTTGTAATCATCAGGGAAAGTCTGAAGCCGTGCCGTCGCTTTCTGACTAATTCGTTTAACTTGACTTCCCTCCATGATGTCCGCCCAGTGGGTATGCCGCCCCGATGCCATAGCTCGAATTGTTGGGCAGGGTTTGTTCTGCGGAGTCGGGAGAATATTCTTGATGCAGGCTCCCGCTCGGGGGATTAACAGGATGGGTGAGTGCGAATTGACGTGACCCCCCACAATAGTAAAACTTGGATCGTTTGACTCCCGAACTGTAGCCTGTCTAATGAGTTGTTTCCCAATATCAATCAAGGCTTTTTCTGGTAAACAACCCAGTTCATTCAGTCGCTTAATCTGCCAGTCTGCAAGCTCACAATCATTCATCTCAGGGATTAAATCACTAATAGCTTGATACCATCCCTTTCTAGGCTTTGATTCGGGAAAATATGGGAGGGGTTCTGAGTTTTTGACTGCCCACATGATTAATCGTTTCCGGCTTTGCGGAACCCCATAATCCGCCGCGTCAAGAATCAACCAATGGTAGCGATATCCACAATCAATCAGCGATCGCAATATCGCCTCAAATGTCGGCGACTTAGCATATCCTGGTACATTCTCAAGAACCACCCATCGAGGGTTTAATGTAGCTATATAGTCCCGACAATACAACCCCGCATCTTTGTCTTTGTGATCGGGAATATCACCACGCCGCGCCATTGAATATTGCTGACATGGGGGACTCATCCAAAGCAAATCAACCCGTTCCATGAGATAAGTGCGAATTTCACCGACGCAAGAATTAAATATTTTAGTATTAGGGAGATTTACTTGGGCAACTTTAGCAATTTTAGGATCTCGCTCAACTCCCCAGATAGACTTAAATCCTGCTGACTCTAGGCCTAAATCTGCGCCACCACCGCCTGTAAATAATGTTGCAAATGTTAGCATTAGAAATCCTCCTCAACAATTGTTAAGCCACAGCCGGGGAGGATTAAACTGGGATTGTTTGAAGCCATTAATTCAACCATTCCAGATGGTAAACACTCCCGAACAGTTAGAATCACATTGCCAAAATTCTTATCACTGGTGTGAACGCGATCGCCTTCTTTAAAAGCATAATCACCCAACAATATTTGTTCCCCCATGACCATCCGAACAAATAACTTTATTTTGTCCGAGTCTAGGGATTCTCGGACTCCACCCCATGCCCATTCAATTGTTATTTTATTTCTTCGACAATTAACAATCCGCCCAATATATCGAGGGTCGCTTTTAAGTTGGGCAATGTCGGTTTTTTTGAAGGGGGATGAATCGGAAACTTCCTCAAAATCTAGGGTTTCCGATCTATGTAAATTCCCTGTTTTTTCGTTAGTTATTTGACAGGTTTGTTTTATTGAATTAAATCCCTCAACCCGCCAAGCTGTTCCCTTAATTAAATAGTTTGGGCGGTGTTTGTGGGGGTCAATCTCTACCCAGTCACCGACTTTTAAAAGTCTTTCAAATATCTTCTTGGTTGCTGCGGTCATGGCGTTAATTAACCTCTTTTTTGTATTTTCGGGTCGGTGTTTCTAGAGCTTTCTTTAGTGACCAACCCCGTTGAAGTCTTTGAGCAAAATATTGGAGGGTCATCGGGGGGTTTTGGTTTTTGTAAATCCATTCGACGGTATGTTGTCTTCCCCTGAAATAATAGGTTTTAAAAATGGGATTAGGGGGGATGATTTTGTCTTTAATCTCCTGGATTCTTTCTTCTGACAGTGGTTCGATTTCGTATCTGCCATAAGTTAGTGGTTTAATGATTCCAAACTTAAGAAACCGTTTTATTCTGGTATTTGCGTTTGCGATATTCAGGTTAAACTTATCGCGCATTTCTTGAACTTTAAAGGAAGTTTTACCTTGTCTCTGTTGTTCGTAAAACCAATTGATAATACTTCCTAAGTCTTCCCAACCAAGTCTATCCATTTAGTTCATCCCCCGTACTAAATTTTTAAATTGGGTAAATTGAGAATCGAATAATAACTTAACTGTTCCGGTGGGGCCGTTGCGATGTTTAGCTAAAATTAATTCAGCTATTCCCGCGTCCGAAGTGTTGGGATTATAATAATCATCTCGATAGATCATCATTACTAAGTCCGCGTCTTGTTCAATTGAGCCCGATTCTCTCAAGTCTGAAAGCATTGGGCGTTTATTGGTGCGCTGTTCGACGCTACGACTCAACTGAGACAGGACAACTACAGGAACGTTTAAATCTTTTGCCATTCCCTTTAATCCCCGTGTAATTCTTGACAATTCTTGCACCCGATTATCACTTCCTCCGTCCATTAATTGCAGATAATCTATTAGGATTAATCCCAGTTTTCCATCATTATCGGCTTTCAGTTTTTGAGATTCTTTCTTGATTTTTGAAACGGTGGGGTTCGATGTGTCGTCAATAAAAATCGGTAATTCTGCTAACTTGCTAATTGCTTCTGTTAGCGGCTCCCATTCCTCTTGTTGGATATTTCCCGAACGGATGCGGTTACTTTCGATTTTGGCTTCACTAGATAATAGTCTTTGGACTAATTGATCTTTGGACATCTCCAAACTAAACACTGCAACGGGTAGCCCTTTTTTGGCAATGTTATATCCAAAATTTAAAGCCAAACTCGATTTGCCCATTGCAGGTCTTCCTGCCACAATAATTAAGTCGGTGTGTTGGAATCCTCCAGTCATAGCATCGAGGTCATAAAATCCAGAGGGAACGCCGGGGGGAATCTTGCTTTCGCTCCGGTCTTCAATTTCTTGAAAGGTATCAATTAAAGTTTCACCAATCGAAACTAAATCCTGTTGTGATTTTGATTGGGAAATATTGGCAATTTGTTCCTCTGACTTTTGGAGAATTGTCTCTAAAGGTTGACTGGTATCTTCTGCCAATTCAATAATTTTATGGGCAGATTCAATTAGGTTTCTTCGAGTTTGCTTATCGGCAATTAACAGCCCGTATTGATCAATGTTAACTGCTGAAACTGTGCGGTCTAATAATTGGGTTAATCCTAATTGTCCCCCGGCTTTTTCAAGTAATTTCTGATCGGATAACCAGGTAGTGACGGTCATTAAATCCGTGGTTATTCCCTCGGAATGTAATGCTAAAGCTGCTTTGTAGATTGTTTGATGCGATCGCAGCGAAAAGGATTTAGCAGTTAGCGTTTCCGCAACTCGCCCCATAGCTTCGGGGTCTAAGAGAATCGCTCCCAAAACGGCTTGTTCTGCCTCAACATTTTGCATGATTATTGTTTCCATTATTTCGCTCCATTTAAGTTTTTATTCATTTTTGTGGCGATCAGGTTATTTAGAAATTCCTGATTTTTTACCCGTTGTTCCTCCGAAATTTGTGGCTTGAGGTGAGAGGGTTTAAATTCAATTTGCTCACGAGGGATGATCACAACCGGGCGCTCAAATTCTTTGGGGGGGGATTGCCAATATTTTTGGACGTGGGTTTGAAAGTTGAAACTCAAGCCTTGAAGTGTGGCGTTAGGGAGTGATCCGAGGTAGGACATCCCACCAAGTTGAGTGATCGCGTACTGGGTAGCGTCATCCAAGTCGGCCAAGGAATTATTAGCGATCGCCTCCAAGGTTTTTGCCCATCGGTCTAGGATTGCTGCTTTGTCCGAACCCTTGGCTAGTTCGACTAATTCCTTGGCTGATAGGTCGTGGTTGCACCCGTAGTTGATGAGCGCCCGATCAACGGCTAACTCTAATTCCTGTTCTGATAGGTTTTCCGAGAAGTGGACACACCACGCCTTGAGAGTCCGTGGGGACAGGTTTTGCAAGGCGGTGAAGTAAGCTTGAAGGTCTTGGATCTGTTTTGTCAAAAAGTTGATGTCCATGTTTAACCTGCCTTTTTGGTTTGTCGGGCTTCGATTTCTTTTTGGGCTTCTAATGCCCAATCGGGGAGTACATCGGATCGAACTTGCGGGGTTTGGCGTTCCATCCAGCGATCACTAAATTCCATCAAATGTCTACCGTAGTTGGATAGTAGGGTTCTCAGTCCCAGATTTCCTTGATTACGGAACCAGCCAAACTTAGTAGTCGGATCGTTGATTTCTTTTAAGGCATTCTCTAAGCGCGTCAAAAATGCCTCTAAATCGCCTTGAAAGTTCTCAGAGGATAAAAGACTATCTACCATCACTCTGATATCCCTGTGAAGGTTGTTAACGGGCAACCAGGCGCTAGGTTTATTGGATTGGTATATCTCAACGATCCGGGCTTGATGTTCCTTTTTGTGAACACTATAAATTGGTGTCGGCGCGGCGGATATCTGATCCTCGGATAAAATGCTTTTTTGTTCAGGTGCGCCCTGTTGTATGGCTTGAGGAGGTTCAACTGGTTTGGGGCTGCGTTCTTCTCCCCCTCCGGTCAAGTTCTCCCCCTCCCCCTCCTGAGAAAGACATCCGGTTCCCCCGTTGGGGGTTAGGGGGTCTTTCTTTTCTAATACGTTTTTTTGATTTGTATTTGTATCTATGTATTTATCTGGATCGGGTTCTCCACTACGGTTTTTCCATGATGGATTTTCCGTTACGGTTTTTCCGTTATGGTTCCACTGTGGATTTTCCGTTGTGGTTTCTTGTGAAAGTTTCTGTTTTTTTGCCTTAGCCTTGGATGGACTAAATGGGTCTGTAATCTTCTCTACGTCCTCTTTTGGCATTTGTTCTAAATATTTTTCTTTGAGTTGGGGAGTCTCAAAAACTATGTATCGAGAAGACCACAAACCCCCTGCGTCACGCCACCGCAAATAGAGTAAATAACCAGATTGACTGAGTTCTGCTAACCCGCTTAATATCGAATCCCTGCCATCTGGCTTGACACCGCAAAGGTGACTAAGACTGATTTTCCAGTTGCTCGGATAGCTGATTAAAAGACTCAATAAGCCTGTGGCTTTAAGGCTTAAATTCGGATCTTGAACAGCCGAATTATCAATCATCACAAAGTCGCGATTGTGACGCTCGACTGAGATAATATCCCCTCCTTGTTGACGCTCTCTTTTCATGCCGCCCCCACTTCCCACTTATCGGGATGTATTAGGCTGTAGTTTTCCGTTTCGATATCACCGCTAACCATTCCGAGCTTAATTAGCTCGCGTAATGCAAGTCTTGTAAATGTTTTTCCAGAAGCGCGTCGTCTGGAAAAACATTTCGCCGTTATCTGGTCAATAGTTGGGAATGTCTCGTGACACGAGACGTAACAAATAATATTGAAATAAACTCGGAACGCTTCGGCGGACATTCCAATGTCATCCAATTCTTCTGAAATTGAAATCTTCATATTTTCCTCAAAATCTTTAGGGAAAATGATGATCAGCTTCTTCGATCATCTCCCCGTTTGGGTTGTTCTTCCGACGGGGAATTTTCCCCGATTTTCTGTGATGATTCGCAGAAAAATAAACAATTTATGACTGCGAAAATCGCAATCAGGCTGGCAAATTTTTTCTTCATTATTTAGGAAACCAAAGGGAATGCTTGAATCTTCCCTCTGGTGGTTAGGTGTTCTACAATCTGCCCGTTCAGTTTTTTCATCCCATAGGCATTTTTCCTTTTCGCGGTTTTCCCTTACGCTTTACAAAGCCGATCCGTCCAGGGAAGGCTTGTTGTTTCAGGGGTGCAGGAATCTGGTGATTTGGTCTTGCCAGATTCCTACAATATTGCTATGTTAGAACAAAAAGGTAGTAATGTCAATACTATACCGAAAGATCAAGAAGAGGAGATTATGATTCCATATAACTGTATTGTCCAAATTGCTTGGGATAAGGACGTTGGGACTAGATTGCAAGATGTAAGAAATGCCAAAAACATATCGCAAAAAAAACTTGCAACCCTTACGGAGCCAACGGTTTCCTTTGACACAATCCTCAAATGGGAACAGGGAAAAGTTGCATCTGTTAGTCGTGAAAGATTGGATTTTGTTTTAAAGACCCTCGGTGCTGATATCCGAGACCTGTTCCCTACCGTGACAATCAAGTCCTTTAGTCAGAAGCGATGAGAGTGATTGTCGATTGCAACCGCATAAGCTAAATGCCTTTCTGTACAAGCCTTGCCGCCAATACCTAAACTTCTTTTTGTGTAGTAACAAGAATTTTTCCGAAACCCCTTGACATAGTAATTAGATTACTATAAGATTGTAGATACAAAGCCGAAAGCGGTTGGCACCCGACTTGATATCAGTGCCAACCGCTTAGGGACAAAACCCAATCAAAACCCATGATAGCAACAATTTCAACCATTGATCAAGTTCAGTCCATTATTTCCCCTGAAGTTATGGCATTAGCACTAGATAAGGAGATAGCCGCCCAAGTCATCGCCTGGGACACATTCGGACAAATCAATCCCACACCCGAACAGATAACAGGTATCTTTACCAATCACGACATTTTAAAGTTTGTATTGTCTAGCGGTGGTGCAATCGTAATTGGTGCAGATCAGTTCCTAAATTATTGGGAGCAAATTCAAAAATCGAAACCCGTTGCCGAACCATCTCAAGAAAAAGTCGTTTCTTTGGCTAAAGAGTCAGGAACGGCTGTTTATGAAAACGGCTGCAAGTTGGGCTTCGTAGTCCGGTACAAATCCTGGTTTTATGCGGTCGGTGAGATGCTGGTGCATGGGAAAGGTTTTTAGTACAGTACGTCCCGCCATAGTTCGTTTCAGTTAGCCGCCGATGCTTTGGTTGAGCAAAGTTGGGTTGAGGAGGAGGTGGCGTGATGGATGTCAAGCAGTTAGCTGAAAGATTTGTTGAGTTAATAGAAGAACGCGATTTTATTGTCGAGTTCAACGAAACCTACAACGACCGATGCACCGAAATTGATGATCAAGAAATTCCTGCAATCATCAAACAGGCTTCAGAAAATTCAATTCCGATGGATGAGTTTAATAAATTAATTCATTCAATCTTCCAAAGTCGGGGTAACAGCCCAAATTAATCAAGTAATTTTAGGAGAATAAAATGGACATTCAACCCTATAAAGTCGAAAAAGTTCGTGGTGGGAAAGTCGAATATCGAAAAATTCAGGCTTGGCAAGCTCGTAATTATGATGGCGATCCAGCCAACTTTAAGCCATGCACACCAGACGGTGATCGCTGGTTAGTCGAGAAGCGATTCATCCCTAAAAATGGACATCCTCGGTTTACAAATTATTGGTAAATCACTCCTCCCTTACGCTTCATAGTGCGATTGTGAGGCGTTGGGGCGGTGCGATTAGCCCGAATTAAACCTAAAAACAGACTCAAAACTAAAACAAATCATGAACATTATCCAAACAGACGGATTCGGCTTTTTAATTCCCCCTTCCCCTAGTCGTTATCGTGGAAACTGCTCAAAAGAATGGGGTCAATTTGTCGGTGGCAATACCAACGGTCTAACCTGTTCCGAAGCTGAAAAAGCGGGGTTAACCAAAGGAAAATTTGTTGAAATGGCGGTTTGCAATATTTCAACTAAGACCCTAACTTTCGAGCCTAACTATATTAACGAGGAGTTTCTGGAAATCTGGGGGATTCCGGTTGGCGGCGAGATGAAAACCCAATTCAATGAGATGGTTTCTGAACTTTCAATGTTCATGATCCACCGCCAAAGTAAAGATAAATTCCGTGCGCTGACAGAACAATTTGTCAGAGATGCCCTTAACTCTTGGGCTGTTGATGGAATGCAAACGGATTTCAATATCTACAGCCTCAATAAAATTCGTGAAAGCTACAACAAAAAAATCTTCCGATTTGAAATGGCAAAATCGGAAGGCAAGTTTGGCAATTACTTCCATATTGCCAGTAGTTATCGGGAGCCAGTCGGGGATTTTGAATTAGCCGCACTTGAAGCCGCGAAAGAAATTCAAGGGATGGATGTTTGTGTTGATCAACGGTTAGTCGAAAATCAAGCTAAATGCTTGGCTTTAATCGCAGAAGCCGAACTCAATCAAGTTCCTGTTGCTCAATTGAATGCAACTAATTCTAAACAACTGAAATCAGCTAAAGCCTAAATAACTCTGGGGGTGAAATTCCCCCTCAAATCTTTGATTACTACTAAATACAGGAAATGAGGAAATATGCTTTACAGAGACTTGCAGGCATCGGCCAAAAATTACAAGGACGACGGACTTACTGAATACGAAGATTTACAAGCCATGTTGGGGAGATACAAGAGCAAAGGAATAAGTGGCATTGAACTCAACTCAAGTTTTGAGGAACTGCGAGAGCAACTGGAAAGAATAGAGGAAGCAGAACAAGACGAGTATTTTAACAATTACCTTTACTAAAGCAGGAAAAGGGTTATGCTAACACCACAATTACAATTGTTATTAAGTCAGATAGGAAGCAACCTGACATTAGAAGCCACAACAGGCATTTTAGACATAGGGATTGACACAAGTATAGTATCGGACGTTACGTTTTTGTGTCACACGATCAAATCCGAAACATTAGAAAAGATTGAAGACTTTTTTGATGAAGATGAAAAAATGTTTCAAGGTGACATCGGTCTGCTCATTGGAGATGATGAAATGTATTTGTATTGGTATAGTCCAATTTCATCGAGATTTCCTAATTATTTCAACAACAATGGATCTTATTTAATAAAACTTGAGGGAGGGACATTAAAACATTTTGGTCACGCATTGAAAAAAATGGGAGAGTACCACCAATCTTTACGGGAAAACGAGCAGTTTCAAAACGATGTTTATACCTATATTTCAGAGTGTTGAATAAATTTAAGACAGAAAGGAGGTGATGTCCAGAAGATTTAATTGTTTTTTGTGTTTGTGTTTGTAAGTAAGAATCTCCTGGGGTGGAAAGACTCTCAAATAACTACCCCTTTTTTAACCCAGTAACCATTAACCAGATGTCAAGTACGAAGCGTTATTCTCCAGAAATCCGCAAAATAGCTTACGAAGCTATTAAGTCGGGCAAAAGCCTGACCGAGATATCTCGAAATCTTGGAATAGGGAGAGCCACGCTTTTCCGGTGGAAGCGAGTCGGGGAACTCCCTGCCGATTACGGTAGGGTCGCCCCATCATTCCGGTCAGCAAGAAAAACCTCACAACCGGAGGAAATTTATCAACAATTGTTTTGCAAATTGCCAACTCTAAATCAGGAGTTTGCAGAACACCTCATAGAACAGTATGAGGGGGGCATATTTTTTGCCATTGAATATGCCAAATTAACACTAAGACGAATACAGAAAGGTAATGAGTAAACAGAAGGGCTACGCGATTTGGGAACTAGGAAAAGGCGTTATTATCGCGTCTTATCCGAGATTTAATCAAGCTCGGAAAAAGTGCGAGGAAATGAACAAATCTGGCACTGGCAGATACTATATCCAGGAAGATTGGGACGGGGTTCCCGTTTCAGTTATCACAAGAACAAGGGTTGAGTCATGAGAAAAACGATTGTAACCCATACTATTTATGGGCGCTGGAAAATAAAGGCAACTGTCAGAAAATGGATCGCTGTGCATCGGATTGACGACGACTATTGGGGTGTCACTCACTTGGCATCGGGGCGATGTTTCCCAGGGTATTTTCACTCTAAAAAAGACGCGATCGCAGCATCTAAACTAGCTCGGAGGATGTTCCCCCATCCATTGAGAAAAAAAAACCAACACTTAATGCCAACTCAAAACCAGTGGCTTCAAACCCTCTGGGATGCCAAGATTGCATTTACTAAATAGGAGGAACACTATGTTTGTGGGAGAGTATTCGCTAGGAAATGCAAAGGCGACGGAAGAAAACATTGTCCAATTCCCAGAGAAAAATATGGGGACAGTGATGAATGAACAGGGTAAATTAGTCCAATCTGTTTATAATTTGCAATCGGATTTAATAGCAGGGGGAATAAACAAATCTGTCTACATTCTCTATATGCTTCGTCTTCTTTATGGCTGCAATAAAGATTTAGAAGTTACACCAGAAAATCTAATCACAATACTTGACTGTTCTGGCGTAACTCCATTGGGGAAGGAGAAAGAAATTAAATTCGACGTGCAAGATGTTCAGGTTGAATTGGCAAAACTTTCTAAAAAAGGATTGTTGGAGATTAACGAGGTTCCTATTCAGTTAAGGATTCAAGGTTTATGATTGCCACAGCCTACGAATTTGGCTCCAAACATGAAGCGGTCAAACTCCTGGGATTAAAAAATCCCGATTCCGTTAAACACTCTCACAAAAAATGGATCGAAAATATTCATTATTACAAACGCCCTGGGGGGAATCGGGCGGGGTATGGCTACAATTTGACACTGATTAAACATTGGATTCAGTGTCATGAAGATGTTAATGATCCAAACCATTGCCGAGCGATTGCAGATTATTTGCGATCGCTAAACCCCAAAAAACACAGGAGGAAAGATGATTGATTGGACTGGTCTGCGTGACTTTCGAGCCAACTTCAGACTATGGCGCAATATTGTCAGTCGCAAAAACCCCCACGAGTGGCAACTGACAACGTTTTGGTATTGGCTATCATATCCATCATCGGAGGGCAACTAAAATGATTAAAATTACAGGATCTCAACGATTATACAACTGGCTGCAATCCGTTGAAAAACGAGGGTTTAATGCTTCATATTTAAAGATTGAAGATTACCAGCAACTAGAAAGCCAATTAATTAACCCCAATGACTGCCAATCAACAGGCGAACATTGGAACCAGGAAGACAAAAGGCAAGAATGCTATTTAATTGATCTTGAGAGCGATCGCGTTTTTTCCTTGTACCGAACCTCCGCCAATTCGAGATGGAGTTTAGATTGTGAGGTTGATTTTAGTCCTGCACTTATCAAATAATGAAAAAATCAATGTCTTGGCGCGATTGTTCAATCTCAAGGATTGCAGACTCCCTCATGGAATATGAGATGCAATGCGCTTGCTTAGGTGAAGAAATCGACTCTAAGGATGCCCGGAAGTATTGCAACGACCACTACCCATTCGGAGCCAGGGAATGCAGTCCTTACAAAATCTGGCTTGAGGAACTTCGGTTAATTGAAAAGTTTATCGCACTAGGTAAGCCATTTAAAACCTATCCTCACTGGCGAAATTGTGTGAACAGTCGGGGTGAGTCATGGAACAATCCCAAAAGTAAAATGGTTAGTGAAGGTCAATTAAGTTTGTTTTAGCAATCACCAAAGGAGACAAGTCAAATGAATATTAAAGAATTAGATTCTGGCTCAAAGTTTGTAAGTGACAAAGGCGTTATCTTACTCTCACAATTGAACCCAGATAATTTCAAATACTGTTTAGAATACAGTTTAGCTCATAAATCTACGGTTGAAATTAACGAAAAAGCCAAAATAGTAAAACCCGATTATTCGGATTTATTAAAAGCTGGATTCTACATGGGATTAATTGGCATTGTGGAATTGTTGGTACATGATGGCGTTCTAAGCGTTCAAGATGCTGTGACAATAGCAAATAAAATATTTAACGGTGAGATTGACAATGTTTTAAAGATACCAATACATCTTACTGAATCAAGAGCTTTTCCATTCTTAATTGACTCAATCCATACAAAAAACTTTGTAGATGACGAGATTAATAAGGAAGAAATTGTAAACAGCTTAAATAATCTCGTTTAAAACGAATTTACACCCCCTTCCCCGTATCTCAAAAGGATTATCGAGCAAAGGTTAAATCTAGTCATTAATCTCGGAATCATCCAAAATCCGACTGATTAACTCGTCTGAAGATATCCCCAAATCTTCAGACCTTTCTGCTAACATCCGACTAATCAAGTCTAGGTTAGCTTCAATCCTAGCCTGGAGAATATTGCCAGCCAATGCGGTCGGCGTGGTGCACTTCAGGAAAGCCCATACCTTTAACCATTTCCGATGGAATTCCGGGAGCGTTGAGTTAATTCTGTTTTTCTTGTCACTTGCCATATTGTTCCATTATTGTTACTGTTCAGTGTACAATATTTTAATCACGCTAAAAGAGGCGAGAAGGCTCTAATCCCTCTCACCTCAATCCCAACCCCACCTTAAAACAAGTCAAATGAACATGGATAACTATAGCGATGATGAATGGGATATCGACGAATATACCCCATCTCCAGAGGAGCTTAAAGACCTAATGAATCCCACTGCTTACAAACCCGAGTCTGTTGTTTGTGTAGAGTGTGGAAAAGAGATCCCGCCGAGTACCAGGTCATTCAGTATAGAGGCTGGACGGATTCATGAGAAATGCTATAAACCAAGCAACTTAATCCCATTGATCCCTATCGGTTGGGAAAGCATAGAAGCGTGGCGAAATTCACGAATTTAAACTTAAAGGGGATTGATCGGATAACAGCCGATCAATCCCACCCACAAGTTCACGACTAAGCACAACTTGGAGGCTATTACAATGGTATATCAAACATCAACCGAACTATCGGTTCAGGAATTTGTAAGCAAATACAATAAATCTATTGATTGGATTTGCATTCAGACAGGAGCCGACCGGAGAACGGTTTTTAGACATCAAAACAACTCCAATAACAACGCTCCTAAATACGTTGTTTTCCGTCGTCACCTATCTTTGTTAGCTCAAACAATGAGTAATTAGTGACAGAATGACATCCAGTGACAAAATGACATTGACCCCCTCTCTGTAGGGGGTTTATTGTTGTTGTTAGTCAAGCGTTTCATTTCGCTTAACAAACAGAAACCAAACGATTTGTAATCATTTATGCGGAGCGCAAGTATTGAGGAAATTACCCATTTTACCCGTGAGCAGGTAGCCGAGAGTTTAGGAGTTTCGGTTAATTATCTCCGAACCCTATGTCAAGACCTCCGAGGCGTTTTAAGCCCAGAGGAATTTGATTTTCAACCCAATGACGGCATGATTTCGGCTGATGCTGCAAGCAAGTTAATCGAGTACAAAAACAGGGCAAGAACTCGAACCCGTGAACGGATTTTAAACGACATTAAATTAAGAGGACTATGACAGCACAAACTCAACAAAACTACGACCTTGACGCGATCGCCTCTGCGGTTGGAGTCAAACCAGAAAGAGCTAGATTAATCATTTCCTCTCTGGTAGAAAATTTCCATTTCGACGCAACAAATGTTCCTCAAAATGGAATGGTAGCGATTCTTTCCTCAATCATCGCGATACAACAAACTCACTCGTTATCTGTCTCCCAAGCTGTTGAAAAGTACGTTAAAGACCTGCAATCACAGCAAAAGAAAACGGGCGGAAAAGCCGAACACGCGGCTGGATCAATGGCTGAAACAATCGACAAAATGGCTGACAATCTAGCCGAACAAATAGCCCCCAAGGTTGTTGAACTGGCTGCGGAAAAACTACAGGATAAAGTCTTAGAACATTTTGCCCAAGGCTTTGAATTTGCAAAAGTAACAACCTGTTTCAATCAGGTGGGAATGATTATTGATGCCGAGATTCGAGAGGTCGAAAGAGCAGATCGATTTCAACTTACCGGAAGTGAAAACGTACTCGGTTACTTTGCATTGCCGGAGGGCAAATAAACCAATTAAAAAACAATATCCCGAAGTAGTTTTTCTTATGCACGGAGGGATTTGTTAGTTCAATAATCAGGGTTTAATCATGGTGTCATCTATCGTAAAAACAGCAAACAACATCAAGAAATCAATGATAAATACAATCATACTCTTGATAATTGGAACAGGTATTGGTGGCGGGTTAGCATTTTGGATGATTCAAGCAAATGCTAACGGGATTTGCAGTCTACTCTCTGCAAGAAACCAGTTTATTAATCTCATTGAAAAGGACTCAAAATAATGGATACAATTCTTCTCCCGTTGGTTCACGATAACCTGTCATGTGGCACGGGGATTCCGGTAAAAAACATGGCACAACTTGGCACAAGCCTTGTCATGTGCTTGGTCACGAATGTGACAGGTCAAGCTATGGCATCTGAATTACCCCAAGGGTATGCCTACCAAGATGCGTATTTGCAAACAGAAAATTATTACCAAAGTCCGTGCCAAAATCGTCGAACTACAACACAAACTTACGAGTACACATTACCCCAAGAAACTCAAGAATATGAATCATATCAATACCCAGATGTACAGACTCCAGAACGCGGATACGATACTTCAGGATACAAGTTCAACATCGGAAGTCAAAACACAATCATCTTTAAGTTCTTCTGAGCTTAGACAAATGAAAAACAGAATCTTGTCACAGGACAAATGTTCTGATAAAGACCTTGAAAAACTTTCAATGATTAACGAATTACTAGGAGAAAAAACAATGAAAGTGGATAAATTTTTCGACAAGTTAAATGGGTGGCAGTGGTTAATAGTTGGAATTGTTGCAGGATTGATATATCAAAACATGGTAACGAGACCACAACATCAAACATTACAACCGCAAGTTTCACCAAACACTGTAATGGCTCCCAATGGTGGCACAGTGAATATGTACAAATTTGAAAACGATTAAAAACAATGAGCAAAAAAATTGAGATTAATTATTACGAAGCAGGGCAAAACTATCAACAACTAAGTGATAATTGCCAACAACAAAATCGGAATGCCACATCATCAGGAATATCATCAAACATAATGCTTTTGCCAATAGGCTTTATATTCCTGATATTTATTTCGCCTATTGTTTTAGGAGGAACAAGATACATTGAACGCCCTAGTCAACCATCGCCCGACATTATCATCAACAACAACAATAAAATGCAACGATGATGACGAATTTGTGTACGAAAAAGGAAATGATGTTTTGGATAGTAGTTTGGTTCTTGACTTATTTCCTTTGCTTACAAAGAGGGGGCGCAGATATTACCGATAATCGCACCCCAGACAATACCGGAGCCTTTTGTCGAGCTTATGTTCAAGGGGATTTATGATAACGATAAACCATAGATTCATTATCCAATGGATGATTTTCGGAATACTTCTTTACATAACAATCCCCCCTCTCACCAACATTCACAACAATATTGTTTGCAACAGATATTATGGACTTCAAAAATAAACAAAATTTGATTTGGTTAGGAATTGCGGCCGTTGCAACAGCATTCTTTCTTTACTCAGGAAAGATTAACCTACCTAGCCAACGCCAAACACAATCACCACAACATCAAACACCGGGTTCGATAATTTTAGACTGGTAAATCCATGCTCAAAGATTTTAAGTGTGCGGCTACCTATCTGGGAATAATGTGGGCTTTAGAAATGTTTTTCCCAATGGGTGACTATTTTGGAATCAGACCAGGAGTGGAAGGTATAGGAATGTTGGGAATTATAACCTCACCATTCCTACACGGAGATCCCCAACACTTGATAGGGAACACGGTCGGATATTTACCCCTCGCAACCCTAACAATTCTCAAAGCACCTGGAAAATTCAATTACAACTTTTGGCTGATTTCGATAATTGAAGGCTTTGGTGTTTGGTTCTTTGGTCAACCTGGTTCAAATCATATAGGAGCAAGCGGGGTGATATATGGTTTTTTTGGATTTTGTCTTTTGTCCGCTATATTCCGGTTGGATTTCCCTAATTTAGTATGCGCAACAATCACTTGGGTAATATTTCAAGGTTTAATCGGCGGAATGCTGCCATCGGTTGCGCAAGGGATTAGTTGGGAAGGTCATCTGGCAGGGTTTATTGGTGGTGCGATAGCGGGGTATTTAGATGCGAACAGCCAGAAATTGGAGACAAACTAAATGTATTTACAACAATCTGAAACCCAGACCTCCCCCCAGATAACAGGCGTGATGGTATTCAATTGGTCAATGGGGTTGTTATCTTTGGTTTTAGTTGGTTTGATAACTTCTGAAGTTGTCAGATTAACAAATAAACCAACAGAGGAATTTCAGAAGTTTGTAGCTGTAGCCAATCTTTCAGGGTATGAAAAATGCCTAAAAGCTAAAGGTGGTGAAGGTTGTAAAAAACAATTACTTAATGAGTGGAGTAAAATCAATGGCAACTAAACTAGACGGGTTACGCAGTCGATTTTCAACCGGAAACATTATCAAAGAAGCTGGCACGGGTGCTAATTTCTCTAAAGTGATGACCCCTACCGGAAAAGGTGATATCACCCCCTATACCCGTGAACGCAGCTATGCAGGAACCGATGATTTTGACCAACAATTCAACATTCCCGACCGAGTCAACCCCTCCGAGAATGAGGCTAAGGGAGCTAAGATTATCGCCGAGAATGCGATTAAAGCAGCATCCAATAAAAAGATAATTGTTGAAGCTCAATTGAAAGTTGATAAAGCACGGACTGAATGGTACGAAGCTGACCAACAGTATGTCAAGGGAGTTGCAGAAGGGTCTCTAAAGCGTTTTGAGGAGAAGATTCAAACCCAAACAATGTTGGATGGTCAAGCTCCTAAATATATGCAAATTGTTGGTAACTATGCTAACGAAAATGTGGGGGCTGTTAATGTCATGAAGCAGTTGGACAAAATTGAAAACTCAATGAAACTGTAAATTTATTTGGGGGTGAAAAATCCCCCAATCAGAACATGAAACTATGGAAAGTCAAAAAGTTTTCAATCTTTGGAACAGGTTTATCTTGTTCCTTTTTACTGTCCCATTTCGCACTAACTTATCCAGAGGTTAGAGTGTTATCAATTTGTCTTTATCTGGGTTCAATTGTTGGCGGCGTGGCAGTTTATTTGTTATCAGAGAATCAACAATCAACCGATTCTGATGAGTTGATATTCGGTGCAATATCTTTATTGATTGGTATATTTTACGCTTTAGGAATAGGACAATCTTGGATAGTCTTAAGATTATTATTGTGGATTTTATTATTAACAATAACGGTCTCATGTTGGATATTTTTCTCTCTACCTCAAGGAAACAATGAATAACACCCCTGAACATTTAAAAAATCCTCACCTGTCAACATGGTCAATAGGTCTAACCATTGCTGGCTGTAGTCTGGCAATTCTCTCACCTTTGGCAATCAACAAAAACCCACAATTAGGGATAGTTGGAACATCCGCGGGTGCGGTGTTATCTGTTGCGGGTTGGGTGATGGGTTCACAGTCAGAGAAATCGGTCAAGCTGCAATCCAAATTAGAGGAACAAACCGAGGCTATGTTTTTGCGACGTTTAGGTATGGAATATGAATTAGAAAAAATTAGAGATATTAAATATTTAGACGAAAGCCAACAGGCGATCGCGCCAATCAAAAACCATAATCAAATATTGCCACCATCACCACCAGCGCCACAAAACCAACCAGAAGATAATGAAAGGAATCTTCGCCGGAATCAATTAATGGTTTTAGACCGAGAGATTTCTACAGAATATAATCAAGATAATTATAATATTCCTTCAGATGGATTGTCGTTCGTTCCCTGTGAAATTCCCTCTGATAATACCTTAAACTTTTATAATTGGGATAAATTAGCAGATGAATCTTCGGGAATATTGATCGGGGGAAATTCTGGGAGCGCAAAAACATCTCTAGGCGCTGGTTTCGTGATTGGCAAATTGACTCAACATAGACCCGCCGAAGTGATTGTTTTAGATATTCATGCCTCTAAAAATCCTATTTGGGAACAGATGGGATTTCCCAGGATTGAATCAGATGTTGAAACAATTTATCAGATTTTGTGCTGGTTGATTGAAGAAGTTGAAAACCGGAAAGGAAAAGACGGGCATTCTATAATAATTTGTTTAGATGAGATTAACGACACAATGTCCGAGTTATCCCAATTAGATATTATTAAACCATTACAAAGCAAGGAAAAAAGAGTTAAGACCTTTACTTATGCGATTCGGAAACTTTCTAACGCCAGGAAATTTGATATTTGTTTAATCGGTTTTATGCAATCTCATAATACTGAAGCCATAGGGATTGATGGTAAGTTTAGAAATAATTTCCTTTTAATCCTCTGTGGCGCTAGTGCTAGGAATGAAATTCAAAATCTATGGAAGCACGACACCCATGAATTTCAATATGTCCAAAATGCTCCCTATCCTGTTGTTGTTTGTGGATCAAATCAACATCAAATCGCCGAACATCCAACCCACAAACATCATATTGAGTATAGGAAAAAAGGCAATGCCCCCGAAGGTTTATTGAATCCTAATTTTTTAAACAAAACCATAGACGTTAAGACGGTTTCACTCCCTAAGATTGAAAAAGATGTTCCTAGTGTACTGCAATCAATAAACCCATTAGATTGCAACACATGGCAATCTATTGATTATCCCAGTGGTTTGCAATGGCTACCACAACACGAAGCAGGGGTATACTGTGTATTTGTTGACGGCTATCAAAATCCTCTCTATATAGGTCAATCTAAAGACCTTTGGAGACGTTGGAATAATCGAGGTGATTGGGAGCATCATGCTAAAAAACACCTTGAATCAATCGGTGATGTGTCGGTGAAAATAGCTTTTTACATCACAAAAAATTGGGATGAACAAAAGCGATTAAGTCTTGAATCTGAATTACAAGCCAAATATAAACCTTCGTGGAATGGTACAGCCAATAAAGTATTGCCGGATAAAACACTTTCAGAATCGGCTCAAGCTGTATTGGAATTTATCAAAGAGATTTTTACGGGCACACCAATACCTGCTCGTGACTGTTATCGCAAATCATCACTCAGAACTCAGTTTGGTTTAAATGCTGAAAATACTGAGTTAATATTTGATGAACTCCAGAATTTCGGGTTTGGGGAAAAACTTATTAAAGAGATCAATGGATTTAGAAGTGTTAATTTTTTACTGAAAAAGGAGGACAATGATTTAGATGCTGTTAATGGTGGTAATCCGAGTTGGTAATTTTGGATTGTAAATATTAGGAGAATATTAAAATGAGTCATGATGATAGAGCTTCGGATTTTGAGACAAGGTTTCAAGAAAGAAAACAGGAATTGTATAAATGCCTTGACGAAGAAAATTCTAAATACCTTGAAGACTCAGGAACTAAACATTTGACTGACGATGTAAAGTTTATTTTTTATCTAGTTGATCGGATTGTTGATCAATTAGAACTTTCGCAACATTATGGTCAAGGAAATGGCGAAATAAAAATAAGCAATCTTTTCAAGGATTCTGGCGACATAGTTAAGGCGACAAAAAAGGTTTTTTATATTTTTTTTAAAATAATAAAACCGAGGGTTTTGTACTTCCTCCATGTTGACCTATCCTGTTTTTATTTTGTTGCCTGTAAAGACAGAAACATAGATTTAAGGATGTGGTTTGAGAGTGTAGAAGAAAGTAAAGTGCTTAATCATTTCCTTGGCAATAAGGAACTAGAAGAAAATGAATCTGAGTATAAAATAGATAATACCGACTACTGTAAACTTATTATCAATGGATCGTGTACCAACATTTCAATTGATGACAAAGATTGTTTTGAGGAAGTATCACAAAATAAGATCACGAATAATAAAACACAGGGTAAGAACAAAAGTAGAGAGGGTTTAGTAAAAGACAGTATCAAGTCTACCTCAATCCATACCGATGATGGAATAATTGAAATTGAGTCTCTAAGGTTGTCCATATTAAAAAAATATCCCTACAAAATACCTGAAAACTATATAGACTGGCATGACATGATTAATATTTTTTTGTACTCACTCATAAAAAACATTCATCTATGTCAGTCTTTTGATATTAAAGAAATTGTTTCTGATGTCGGAATAGCAAAAGAAGCTACTTATGTTTCATCTGTGCAGAAATGGATGTCTACTCAGTCGCCTGTATTTGTCATAACAAAAGAATTGATCGATATGCTACTAAGTGTTGACACTAATTTTAGTGAATCTTATTTTAATGTCTTACTCTCAAGTATTGATTGCATATTTGACAATATATTGTTTCTTTTTCCTAAAAATACAGTTTATTTTTATGTAGAGAACAATCCAGTTGACATTGAAACCAACAAAGCACTTGGCTATATAGATCACTGTTTTCTTTCTCGTCGGGATACCTTGTTGCAAAAAGATTCTTTCAAAAACACAGAATCTTTTTTAGAAGGCTTGGAGAAAAAAAATCTTGTAGTTAATAGCGATAATTATATTGAAGATAGTTACTACAAAGTAGATAGTCTTTCTCTTTCAACGGTATCGTCCAACGGGCAGCCGTTAAACAATACTATATTGATACTTGAAAACAGTATGGTAAAAAACAATGTCATAAGCAATACTGAAAGGTTTAAGACTTTTGCTATTACAAAATTAATAACCCAGTGTTTGTTGTTGATTGTTTCAAAGCCAGACCTAGCGATTGAGGAACAGAAAAATGGATACACTTCAAAAAGATTTCTGTTGAATAATAAAGGTTTTGGTACTGTTAAGACAGAAAAGGTTTTATATCCTAGAGTTCTAAACCTAAGTTATGCCGAGAAAAAGATCCGCTCCGATGACAACAGAATCCAAAGACAAGGCAATCATTCCCCTAAATCTCCCCACTGGAGATTGGGCTACGAAGTCAATAAACCAGTCGGGAAAATGAAAGGAGTTCCTAGAGAACAATGGGAACGGAAACTAATTAAAGTCGCCCCTTACTTCGTACTAGGGGGAGATGATAAGGACAATCAAACCACAACAGAAGCCTAATTAAAACTCATGCAATACCCAGAAGTAGTTGAATCAGTCTACAGAAAAATATCAGCAATCCCCGAACAGGAGTCTTAATGGCAAAAGCAAAATTAAAATCAGAATATCCAGAGATCGCGGAATTAATTGTTGAGACAGCAAAAAAGCGCGGGGGAAATCAACAACTAACTGATATTAACTGGGTAACAAAAACCCTGTTTAAATATCAGAACGGCGTGACTCCCTTGACTGATACAGACTCGGATTGTGTTAGGATTGGAGAGGGACTAAGACCTCGTTACAAGTGGCAAATAACGCGAGATCATATAGCTTTTGCGGATGCCAACAGTGCTAAGAAAGGATGGAAAACTTAGGATGGAAAACTTAGGATGCCTACTCGATGAAGTGGAAAAAATATCAAGAGGGGTAAGCGATCGCCATTATTCTATCTTTAAATTCAGCACTCACTTTAAAGGTGCTTTTGGAACACCCGATAGATTAAGGCTTGAACTGCCACACCTTCCAGCTTTTGACACTTTAGAAAAATTACTAATCTGGATGGTTAGTGAACGGGTAAGTTTTTCGGATATTGAAACCGAGAATATTGAAGGTTTTAAAATTCATAATGGGATCTACCATGCGGAGGGAGATTTTATAGGTGACTAGGGAACAGTTAGAATATATCTGGTTGGTTGATAGTTTGGTATTTTCCGAGACCGGAAAACATCTTGATAGCTTGACTAGAAAGATTATCGAGGGAATATTAAACGATAAGTCTTATCCTGAGATTGCCAAAAATCTAAATTATGGATCTGCTTATATTGGCGATAAAATCAGAATAGTATTTAAAATTCTAAGCAGAAGACTTGGTGAAAAAATTGATAGATACAACTTCTGTTGGGCAATTGAAAGAATTTTAATATTTGACTATAGCCCATCTGTTATCAACTACTTACAAACAACAACGGATAATGACTAAAACATTTATCGGAATTGACCCCGGAGCGACGGGGGCAGTGTGTAGGATTTCTAATGGTGAGGTTAAATTTCTCGACTGTCCAGTTATTAAGATTAGTGGAAAGATACGCCCCAACCCGACATTAATGGCATCTGGACTGAAGGAAATGATCACCCTCAATACTCACCTAATTATTGAGAATGTTCATGCAATGCCCAAGCAAGGGGTATCTTCTACTTTTAACTTTGGGATGGGTTTTGGGATTTGGATTGGGATTATTGCAACGCTAGGAATCCCGATGGAGTTTGTTACTCCCCAGGCATGGAAAAAGCACTACAGCCTAATAGGAAAGGATAAGAAAGCATCAAGGGTGATGGCGTTACAGATGTTTCCAGGTGAAACTAACAATCTTAAACTCGAAAAACATCACGGGAGGGCAGAGGCGTTATTATTGGCAGAATATTTAAGGCGGAGATATTGAGAGTTTAGTTAATAAGAAGCACCCTAAATTAATGATTGATAAAGGACAAAGCAAATGAAAGATATTAAAATCTTTAACAAAGATGGTTTTCTAAATTTCGTGGAAGGCAAGTTAGCGTCTACCGAAGATTATAAAAAAGCAGATCGGTGTCAAGGATCTATCTTTGAAGCACTGAAACCAGGCTATTTGATTGAACTCCAAGATGGAGTATTTGTTTTAAATAAAGACCTGGATCTTCGGCGCGAGGTCAGTCGTGGCGATATATAACCAGTGATTAATAGCTAAAACTTTAAACCCCCGTAAATTAATTTACAGGGGTTATTTTTTACCATTTAGAAGTCTGACAAACAGTTCCCCAACCCTCAAAAATTTCCTCAAATCTTTGAGGTTGCAATCCAAAATAAAATAGAGTTTGGGAGAATCGGTTTTGGTTTTGTTTCTTCCCATCCGCCGCCCGTTTTGGGGAATAAAATGTTAACCGAGTTGACGGTAAGCAGAAGCGATCGCACCGATTCAAAGCCTTTTTATACCAGGCTGTACTGTTGTCAGTATTGGTTAACAAAAAGGCTTCCGCTTCCGTCTCGTTCAGGGTTTGAATTAATTTGTCAACAACCTTCTCAACAAATCCCGCGCTGTAGGGAGGGTTTAACCAGAGTGTCTTAGCCCTCCAGTTCTGTTTAAATCCATCATCTTGAATTGTGAATATCTTTTGAGCTTTTACCGTTCGGTTGGCAAGTTCACAGCTAAAAGGGTCTAATTCAGGAAATCCATAAAACTCATGGACTAAATCAATCAAATCAGACGGGGTATAATTTTCGTTTGAATCAAGAATTACGGGTTGTGTTTCAAATAGTGAAAGTTGTTGTATAATCATTATGTTGTTGCTTTGTGTGTTTACTTTTTAAAAGTATCTGAGATTCTCTACAAACTCAGATACTTTTTCTTTATTATAAGGTATTTGTGTTAAAATAAATATTAACTTAGATGTTAGTAAAATTATGAAATCAGAAAATAAGAAATGTGGTTTTGCTGCTATGAGCCCAGAAAAACGTCGGGAGATTTCTAGTAAAGGGGGTAAAGCATCTCACGATAAAGGAACGCTTCATAAATTCACGCCAGACGAGTGTAGCGATGGTGGGGTTTCCACGTCACGAAACAAAGATTACATGACTGAGATAGGTCGTAAAGGTGGCAAGGCATCTCGTGATAAAGGAACACTGTACAAGTTCACTTCTGAAGATTGTAGAAAAGCGTGGAAAAGATCAACATGAACAAATTTAGATAAGAATTGAGGAAATAGAATGACAACAGAAACAGCACCAACGGAAATAGCTGCGCCGTCGATTGTGGGGTATTTACTCGACAATCAAGGGAAGACGATTAAGTGTAAAGTGACGATAAACTCAAAGGGATATATAGTGTTTTATCCCGTGGACGAGGAGTGCGATCGCAATGCCAACAACGACTGATTATGTTAATGTTTTCGTGTTATAATAATATTGGTGGAAAGATTCTCTCTTAAAGTTACCCGGCATCCGCTTGGTGGCTTTTTGTTTTATGGGTTTGGGTGTTAGAATATTATTGGAGAGATCAGAGGGAGAAATGCCAACGACAACTGATTATGTTAGTTCGTTTTAACGTTGCCAAAACTAATCTCCAAAAGATACGGATACAGAACCAAATTCAAAACCATTTCCCCGACCTCCAAGCATTGTGCCGGATGGCTCCCCTCCTCCGATTGGCCAGTTAGGATTACCGGCATTATACAGATTGTTGTACTGATAATAACTAGAGAAGCTACTAGATCCAGAGGTATAAGAAGATGCGGGAACTCTGGATGTTCCACCTCCGGTCGGCCCTCCAGGTGGAGTTCTATATGTCACAATCTGTTCACCAGAGAGCCCCTCTGCAAAGACGTGGTAATAATAAGATCCGGTCTCCGTGCCAGAATATTCTTCTTCCCACCAGTTCCAAGAATACCGAAAAAAGCTATAATCATATTTTGTTCCAGACGACGTTATATAAGCATACTTTCCAACTCCCAAATAAGGCGGAGTTCTACGGTTTACTTCCCTATTGTTCACCGGTCGATCCGGTTGTCCTGGGTTGGGTATTTTTTTATTCTTTAACCACAAAACAATGCTCTGATTTACAACATCAACAGCAATATCTTTTGTTGTTCTTAAAGCCTCAACAACTCCAACCGTTGTGGTAAATGAAATTAAAATTTCCATATTAAATAATAATTACATCACTTGATTTAATATCAACTTTAGGATAAAAGGCGTAATAATCTATTAAATTATCATCGTTATTGTCCCCTTTAGCATAGGGCAGTATTCCGGTTTTTGGTGTTTCCCCCGCAAAAGCCACAAGAGTTTCTGCATCTTCAGCCCCTTTCATGTATCCAAATACAAACATTGAATTATACAATAAATCAGCTTTACTCGGAGTGAAACTTGTTTCATTAAATAGACTCGTGACGCAGGTACTTGATTGATTCCAGACAACAGTAACTAATGTCCCATATTTATGATGTGCAGCTAATTGAAGATTTGGGTCTGTAGAACCGACACCGCTACCAATATATTTTCCCCCTTGAGTTATTGCATTGTCGATAAAATCAGGGGAGCTATTTAATATTACAAAATTAGCTAATTCGACACTGCTATTAATGTTTAACGGTTCGGGTAATGTTGCCAATCCTGCATACCATTGATAATCTGAGGCCGTCCCAAAGAAGGTTTTAAAAGTATCTAAAAACCTTTGTTTCATAGGAGCTAGATTTTTTAACTTGTTCGCCTCAATCTTGCCTACAAAAAGGATGTCAACCATCTCACCCGAATCAATTCCTAGAGCAAAGGATTTAGGACTACCAGACGGGGAAAATCGTTTATTTAGGGATAGATTATAAGACGCGGTTGTGCCGTTGTAGCCAAGTTGTATATCATCACTTTTTAGATCAATGATTTGACTTCCTATAATCTGATCTTGTGTGTTTATGCAGAACAACCCTACGGTTGAATTACCGATAAATTGAGGGATTGAACTGGAAAAAGTTGCAATAAATGTTCCGTTTTGTAATGTACCATTGTTTAAGATTTCTGAATTAGTTCCTTCTATATAAAATTCCGTGATTCTCTCTAAAAATGCTTGAGTTGGCAACATATTGAATGTGTCAACATAGCTTGGTTCAGTGGGAAAAGATGATGACATATTATTCTTTAATATATAGTTTTAAACTTTCAAAAGTAGGCATCCGCCGCCCAACCTCTATATCCTCAACCATTAACCACCAATTACAAAACGATTGGACTTGATGCTGTTCGGCTATTGATATCAACTCCGACCATAGCCCATTACAAATCGCTTTATCGGCAACGGATTTATACCAAAGACTCGCTTCAATAAAATGCACGGGAACATCAAACATCTCAATAATTTTAGGTAATCTGGTTAGGATCACCGGAGCATTATAGGTTTTCAAATGAGTTTGAATCCCTACCTCAACAGGAAAATCCTTAGCTAATTCGTGGCAGATGTTGGCGATCGCATCCCATTTATTGAATAGGTGGGGTTTGAAATCTCCCAAAATTAATCGAGCTTTGGGGTTGGCAATATGCGCGACTTCACAATATCGCTTTAGGTTATCAAGTTTATAATCAGGATAGCCGACACCTAGATCGTCGGTAAATTCATTGCATAACACCCATTCATTAATCTTGGGGAATTTCCCAACCCGTTGCCCTACCCATTCCTTAATTGAATCGCAACCTGAATTTGGGTGTGGTTTATGGTGTTTATTCCCATAGAGAAACATTGACCGATAAATTTTGTCAGGAATGTTAAATATTGTCGGGGGTTCATGTTCCCACAGACTTAACCAATACCCCGCAACAACACCATCAAAAGCAGTCCAATCAATCCTTGAAAGGTTACTTGATCCGTTTGTAAAATTAAGCATCATGTACCCCCCGCAGCTTCAATCCAGCCGCCATTAAATGCCGTGTAGACTGTTCCGGTGCTAGTGTCCTTCCATGTCTCCCTATTTGAGTTTGGTGTCTTGGATAAACTCGCGGGGGTTCCGGTGTGGAGTCTCATCCGTGTGTCTGTTTCTACCCATGCCGTGCCATTGTAAACATAACTCAAAACCGAGTCGTAAGTATTGACCGCCCCATTCTCTTGATATATCCAACGGGTTCCAATCGCAGCCGCCCCCGTTGGCGTGGTAGTGGCGACAACCGTAGAATCTCTGGATATAAACCATCTACCTCCGCCCGTGGCAGTGTAGCAACTTTTACTATTTGCTGTTGAAGTCGTGTCGGTTTTAGCTAATGCTAACCAAACTTTTTCGGCAGAAGCATAGAAGACAATTCCATCCTCTAAATTAGCAACACTTAGAGCCGTAATTGCAGCAATATTTGTCTTAGAACCCATCCATGCCATAGTCTTTGTTCCTGATATAAATTAAGGTGAAACAGTGGACAATACAAAATCTCCGGTTTCTGTATTTGATGAATTGTCGTTGTTATTGTAACTGGTTACAATTATCGTATAAACCAAATTAGCAAGCCCAGGGGTAATTGTTAGCTCGGCTATTCCATCGGCATTCCCGTAAATAGGGTCTCCGTCTGCATCACTAGCAAAGCCAAATTGGTTAGGGCCTTCTTTTACTATTAGGTACGGTTCAAAGGCTTCCGAAGCAGTTGTGTCCAGAGTTATTGTTATAGGTTGATTAACAACAAAACCCGTGATAATATATTCAATCCAATTCTTGATAACATCCCCAAATTCATCAACTTCATAGTCTAAAAAACCATTGACAGTTTGGTTAATTCCAATAGTTTCTGGTGTTGGGGCTGGTGTTGGGGCTGGTGTAGGAGTTGGGGAAGACGGTATCACCCAACTCCCGTTAAGAGCGTTAGAAACCACCCCCGTCGTAGTATTTAGCCATGATTCTCTATTGGAATTTGGGGTTTTAGAAAGACTTGCAGGGGTTCCGGTTGATATCCTAACTCTGGCATCTAATTCAATCCAAGTTGTACCATTATAAATATAAGAAATAACCGAATCGTAGGAATTAACCGCCCCATTTTCTTGATATACCCATCGAGTTCCTATAGCAGCCGCCCCCGTGGGTATTGTAGTTGCCACTACTTTAGAATCCCTAGAGAGGAACCATCTACCACCACCTATTGCGGTAAAGCAACTTTTATCATTTGCGGTTGCCGTTGTGTTGGTCTTTTCTAGCACTAACCAGGCTTTTTCTGTTGAGGCAAAATAGACAATTCCATCTTGTAAGTCCGCAACGTTTAACGCCACAATTGCGGCTATATTCGCCTTTGAACCCATCCAAGGCATTATCTTAAATCTCCGCTATAGTTATATTCGATAATACAGGAATAAAGTTAGGGATTGCCCCGTTCCAATCTTCTAAAACTTCAGAGTTCCAACCATCGCTAGAATCCCAAAATAAATTAACAGGGGTATCGGTAGCAAAAGCCTTAACCTCTGTTAATGCAGGAGCGAGTAACTTGGTTTGAAGTTGGAATGGAAAACCCCGATCTATCTTAGCATTTACCATAAAAGGTTTTAAGCTAAAGTAGGCATCCGTTACAGAAAGATTGCTAACCATTCCCCCGATAATCATAGTATCAGTGGCAGCCGTGAATAGAAGTTTTTGCCCTTCTATTCTTTGGTTTAGGTTCGTTGCGATCGCCATATTTTGTTAGCATTTAGAACTGTTTATATTATATAATAAAACAATAGTTTTGTGCTGATTAAATTATGATTAATACTCAAGAACTAGAGAATGCGATCACCATTGTGGAAAAATGGTTAATCCCTCAATTCCTAGGAAAGAGGGCAGTATTTATCTATCCCTCTAAAGCTCAGAAGGATTTGGGATTGAGTGAAAAAGTATTTTGGTTTGCAATTTTTACTTTAGTTGAGCAGCAGAAAATTAGCTTAGGTGAAAACGATTACATGGCAATTTATCCGGCCACAATTGTATTGAGTACCTAGAAAAATTATCCCCACGATGTTTTGCCACATCTGGGGACTTGAGTAAACCTACAGAACAGGCTACTAATGGACAAAGAATGGACAAAGATAACACGGAAAAATACAACCCGCGCTGCTTAACTTGCGGTGGGAAGATGTGGAAGTCTGGGATAACGCCAACCGGAAAACAAAAGTATTTCTGCAATCCCTGTTGGTTACGGAATCGAAAATCCAATGAAGCCAAGAAAAACCCGCCATGTCCAAAGTGCGGACACAAGATGAAAAAAAACGGGGTTCATTCGGACGGGAGGCAGAAGTGGCGCTGTACACCCTGCGGAGCGTCCCAAATTTCAAATCCCAAACCAGAGGGGCGACCGAGAATCCATGAGAAAATCACGACCTCAGACCCCAAGCCCGTAGGGAGGCCGAGAATCTATCCAGGTCGGAACCTGACCGATGCCGAATCATATCTCAGACATAAGAAGAAAAAAGCTATGTTGGCACTCAGGGAAAAGTTTGGGACTGATTAAATTGTTATAATAATAATTGGGGCTGGGGGTAACTCAATTATCAAAACCATCGAGGCTTCCGTGCTTATCCTTCCATCTTTTCCGTCTAGCACTAAGCCGTTTAGCTTCCCTCTGTTTTTCCTTCTGTTCCTCTGAGATGTTTTGAGCATAGCGCCGTTTCCGTTCCCGCCCCTTCTCAGACCGATCATAATCAATATTCCGGTCTTTTCCCTTATCACTCCGATTATATTTAGCCTGTGCTTTCTTCAGTGACTCGCTCATGTTATAATAACCCCACTTATTGCTTAACTATGTCCTCTAGCTTTCTGGGTTAGAGGACATTATTAATATAGTAGTCTATCTACTCGGAACTGTAAAGAAAAAAGAATTTTAAAAAACCCCTTGACATATAGTCGTCTATCTACTATAGTTATAAATAGTTAAGCAATAAGGAAAAACACCATGAATAACCAACAAATCATCCATCAAGTAGTGATTACACTCAAAGATACCTACAGACACACACGATTCATCGTGACTACAAAAGGATCGGACGTTATCATCTCTTGGACTGACGGCCCTACAGAGGAGTCTGTGATGGGGTTTGTATCATACCTAAGCAAAAACATCAAACCCAACCGAACCTATACAGAACAACAGGAAGAAGCCGATCTGTGGTAAATGCCTACGCAAAAGCTCAGGGCTAAAAACAAGAGCGTAGAAAACCCCTGACCGCTATCAGTCAGGGGTTTTCTTTTAGCCATGAGCTACCTCTAAAAAGAATTTTAGAAAACCCCTTGACATATAGTCGTCTATCTACTATGATTAAAGATAGTTAAGCAATAAGGAAAAACGCCATGAACGCCACCAAAATCGTAAAAGACCTCAGAATGTCACTCAGAACCATCCCCCACGAAACCTTCACCATCAATCCTGTTGACAACGAGATTGAGATAACCTGGTCTGGGCAGCACACAGTTGATTTCATAGAAGAGTACTTGGCCAGCACAGGATACCCAGTATATTTAGCCGGCGCAGGCTTTACGCTCAAACTGACTCGGAACTAAAGCTACGCGGTGAACCTAAACCCCAGGAATTGACTCCTGGGGTTTTAACTATTTCACCCTACCCTACACCGCCAAAACATCAACAACGGATTCAAACCATTGCAAATGTTGACGGGTTGCGTCCTTAATCCCCTTCTGTGCGGCGAGTAACAACTTAGAAAATCCTGATCCTTTTAGAGTTGGCAACCAAGCCGGATCTTTCCCGTGAGGGTTCGGGGTTTGCAATCCATTCTCAGATAGGAGTTTGTTGACCCGTTGCGCTGAGTGTTTAATTCCGGTGCGCTGCTCTAGGATTAATCCGAGTTCGGTGGGCGTGAGAAGTTTTTCCGATGTCTCGATGACTAATTCCTTTTTTAAGTCTTCAGCCGAGGGACGGAGCGCCGGATAATATTTAGCGACGTGATTAGCTGCGGACGCTGCAATCATACTCTGATCCAAACCCGCGATATTTAGGATGACAGAGACAAAATCAGCAATATCGCGCGGCGTGGGTTGGGATGAGACTGTTTGAGTTTGGGCGGATTCTGATCTAAGTTGTTTTAACTCCCGTTCACACTCAAGGAAATAACGCCGGATCTCTTTGCCCTTGCCACTAGGTAACATCATTCCCATTTCTTTGAAGGTGTCCACTGTCAGGTAGATTTTATCAACGGGTCGCCCTGTTTGGACTTTTTCATAAATTTGTGCAAAAGTCCAATCTAATCCTTGATCAAAGTTTTGCTTGAGTTTTGCGACTAACTGCCGTCGAGTGGTAAGACTTCCATCCTTAGTCCGACAGTCCCACCATTGCATCGCGTCATCAAAGTCAACGGGAAACTCAATGCTAGAATCAATTAAGGTTAGAGCCAATTCTTTGTTAAAGTTATTCATTGTGATACCTCTGAATCAGGTTTACAGCCCTTGGATGCTGAAACATCGCGAAGGGCATTTACTATTAATATTATATCACAGTTAATATTAATTAATCTGGCAATCTTTCCATTAGTTTCATTCTACTTAACAGCAATCCATCCAGAAAAGTTCATCCAACGCCAAAAACAATCAACCTCAGTAAAACCAGACAATCTAAGCATTTCTTCATTCCAATTAGCTGTTACCGGAACAAGTACACCCTCTAGGCTTAATTTTTTCCGTTCTATCTCATAAATAGAATAACCATTCTGATGTTTTAAGTTATAATACTGATTGGTCAATAAACTGTCAATATCAGCAGACCCCCCAATAACTTTTTCAACTAAAATAAAACACCCGCCTTTTCGAGTTGAATCATAGATTTTTTTGAGTAGTCTTAATCTGTATTCAATCGGAATAAACTGTAAAGTTAAAACCGACAAAGTGACGGATACGTTTTTAAGAGTTAACCAATCTTTTCTTAAATCTAATTCATGTAAACTGACGCATTCAAAACCCTTAAACTTTTCCCTACTCGCGTTAATCATCGGTTGACTAACTTCGATTCCATAATAGGTGCAATTAGTCCCATAGGATTGAATTAGTCGAGATATCTGCTCACCTCTTGAGCATCCAATATCTATGACAGAACTGGCGGGTTTTATGTATTCACGAGCGATATTGGTAACAGCGTCTCTCATTACCTCGTATTGAGGAATTGAACGAGCCAACATATCATCAAAAATGTCTGTTACTGATTCGTCAAATTCCCATTTATCTTTAGATGGGACGTGATAATTATTCATGTTAATCCTTGGGTAAGTATCCAAAAGTTTTCTTTAGTTCGTTGTTGTAAAATTTTATTGGCGATGCTATATTTTTCTCTGTCCAATCGGACACACCACTACCACCTTGAAAAGTATCCTTAACCCTGGATATCACCCATTTAGGTAGCAGTCTAGCCGACGCGGATTTCAGTAGTTTTTTATTTGGTGGTGATTGCGAGAGGTCTAAGTTTATGGCATATTCAACTAACTTCACATCCATAAAAGGCAATCTACACTCTACGCCACCATACATAAAAGACTTATTGCACCTAACAAAATTACCTCTTGCCATTTTTGCTAATTGACTTTTTCTAAGAGATATAACTTCTGTATTTGTGCTTTTGGATGCCTGAATACAGAAATTACCATAACCACCAAAAAGCTCGTCGGCAGCTTCACCAGATAAGCAAGATTTAAAGCCTTCTGCCCTTATCCTTTGTGCTAATGGTAGACATAATGAAGCTATCTCTATTTGAGCTTTGCTGTTAATTTCTATTACCTTGGCTGCGTTAGTTAAAGAATCTAAATCAATAGATACTGGCACTTCTATTAATTGAATTTCATACTCACTACATATCTTCCTGGCTGCTAGTAAATCATTTGAATCATTACGCATTTTTGCTGTAAAAGCTACGATGTTTTTGTTTATAGACTTTGCTATTTGCAGAACCAAGACGCTATCTAATCCGCCCGATATAAGACAGCAGACGGGAGCATCAGCATTTAATCTTTGTTCTACACCCCTATTCAAGCAATCTAATATATTTTGCTGTGGTGTTGTTCCTGGTAGCTTGTACCATTGAAACCACTCGCCTTTCACTAGATTAAAAGCATAGCCCGGAGGAACGGCAACAGGCATAACACCACTAGGAAATGCTTTTCTTTCAGATGCCCAAATATACCCTTTATTCGTTTTTGCCAGATACAAGGGTATCTCACCAAAACGGTCTCTCACAAGCCAATGCTCATCCCCTTTACTCCATACAAAAGCAAACATTCCCTCTAGTTGATTTAGCCGTGAAACACCGTAAATATCTAAAAATTGACTCAATACTTCGGTGTCACCTGTTGTATTGAATTTGCACCCGTCGTCTTGTAACTTCTTTTTTATATCTCTATAATTCCATATCTCACCATTAAATGAAAGAGTGGAATTATTTAAGATAAAAGGTTGTTTAGATGCCGAACTTAAATCAAGTAAAGACAGCCTAACGTGACCATGAACAGTGTCTTCATGCTTGTGAACACCTTGACCATCTCGCCCCCTATGTATTATTTTAAGAAGCATAGACTCTACATCTACGCTGGATTTGTATGTACCCGCTAATCCACACATTTTTCTAGTATTTCTAATTGAATTGTTTTGGCAATATGTGACATCATAACAGGTGGAACAGCACGGCCTAATCGTTCCCATTGTTGGACGTAGGAACCTGTTAGAATGAAATCATCAGGAAAAGCGCAAATTCGTTTTAACTCTTGAATTGAAAATTTCCGTTTTTCTGTGGGATGAACTACCGATGCACAAGTATTGTCACCGCCTATTTGGGTGACGCATGGAGACGGTTTATCTAGGTGTGGCTTAGTCAGAGAAAAATACTTCTCTGAACTTTCGCCTTGTTTTATTTTGTCCCATTCTCTACCAATTGCATATTTTGAGATATCGGTTTCTGCTTCGACAAAAACATCTGTTTGTCTAATCTGAGTTATCCAAGGTAAAGCATCTCTAACTGTGTACTGATAATGCAACGGTTTTGGGTGAACAGGTTCTAACTTCAAATCATTCCTAACACCTATAAAGATAGTCCGTTGTCGCATTTGAGGAACACCAAGCCATTGAGCATCTAGCACTTTACACTTGACGTTATAACCGCAATCTTTGAGTGTTTTAAGGATTTCTAAGAAGTAGCCTTTAGCTGTTCCTTTGATTAATCCTGATACGTTTTCAGCAACAAAGACTTTAGGCTGTGTTCCTTTGATTAGTCGAGCGTACTCAAAAAACAAATCATCAACTCTTTGCTTGGTATCTGAATATTGCTTAACTTTTCCCCATCCTGCTTCACGTTTTCCTGCTGTTGAAAAAGCTGCACAAGGGGGAGAGCCATCAAATATATCTATCTCTCCTATTTTCAATCCGGTTGCTGTTAAGATATCCTGAGCAGAAATCTCTCGGATATCTCGCCTGTCAAGAATTGAATTTGGATGATTAGCTTTATAAGAATCCTGAGCCGCAGGAATAAATTCATTAGCCCACAAGACTCGATAGCCAGCCATCCGATAACCAAGACATGATCCGCCTGTTCCGCTAAATGTAGAGACAACATTAAACCCATTCCAGGGTATTTCTTCTATCTCTTTCATTAGAGGAACGCGGTAAATAGGTTTAGTATTCATTTATTTACCCCCTGACCATTTATAACCACACTTAGGACAAGTATGTTCTGTTTCGATGTCTTCGTCATACTCTTTAAAATCTTCTGGTGGTTTTGATTCCTCATCTTCCTCTTGCTGTTCAGTATCGCCAAACCCTTCACCCTTGCCAAACGATTCTAATAACTCATTTAATTTATAATCAGGAAAGAACTCACTAAAATCTACCTCTTGAGCTAAATCATTTAAAAGATCAAAGTCCCATGTTGAGAAATCAGAAGCCGTATTATCAGCGATCGCATATTGTTTCCAATCCGACTCTGATAACCCTTTACGCTTAACAGCAACAATCGTATTACCATCGGCTTCTACAACTAAAACCTTCTCAATCCCTAATTGACCCGCTTCCTCAAAGGTTCCATTACCCGCCCTGATAACATCATTCTCGTCGATCACAATGGAACGGCAAGCCCCAAACTGTTCTAAGGATTTGGAAATCACCTTAGCTGATAACGGCGTTCTTTTCCGTGCATTATTCGGATCGGGAGTTAGTTTGCTGATATCTGTCTCAGTAATTTTAGGTTTACTCATAAATTAGTTTGCAATAAGACTTTTAACCATGTTAACTTTAAAGTGTTGTTATTGCGTCACCATGCGCTAAATAAAACTATTGCTTCAGTACCAAACATTGAAAGGATCAGGGAAGCGGTCAGGGAGGTTATTGAGAACCCTTACCTGAATAACCGAGAGATTGGTAGGCGGCTTAACATCTCAGAAACAAATTTAAGGCGATGGAAAAAACTACCTATTTGGGAGCAAATCAGACACGAACTCCTAGCCGAACGGGCAGAAATAATTAAGGCAACAATAGAAAAGGACAGAATGGCTTATCAACAGGATTTAGAGGAAAAACAAAAAACATGGCAAGCGTTCAGGAAAGCCCTAGAGACTAACGGAGCATATTCCCTCACCCTTTCCAACAATGCCTATAAAGCTGCAAATAATGAGCAAGACTCCCTAAAGGCTTGTTCTAAAGCCACCAAGTCAGGAGCGCAAGTTCACTCTCGAAATGGGATGGAAGTTTTGAAAACTCTGGCAATGGTAGATGATCAACTCTATCAAAACAAGGTATTAATCGAATACTTTGAAAACCTTGATAAAGAACAAACTCAAGAAATCTCAGAAGATTAATTATGCCTAATTTTGAAAGTGTTTTAGTTTTCCTGTTATTGTCTCTTGGTTTAAGATGGTTTTTGTTTAAGTACAAATTGCTTGATAGGATTAGGGAATCACTTAAACAGAAACACCAACTTTTTAGGGAGTTGTTTAATTGTCCATACTGCCAGACATTTGAGAGTTCCGTGCTAGTTTATTTTGTTCTGGGAATGCCATTTAGTCCCGTTACAGGGATTCTTGCGGGTTTATTTAATGCTTATGTTTCGGTGTCGATTGAGAATATAATTGAATCCCAGATAGAGGAGTTAGAGGGAAATTTTAAGACTCCTAAAACTTTGGAGATTCCCGACTACAAAACCCCAATTGAAATATTTAACTTAGGATCTAAATAATGGAAAGAATTGAACTATGCTCAAACAGATGTTGTCCAACCCTTGCTAAACTTGGGGATTTATGGATTATAAATGATGATTATGGTGGGGAGGTTAAATTGACACCTGATCAGCTTGATAATTTAGTAAAAGTTAAGTTGAAATATGAAAAAGATTTGGCATCTACAAGAATGATTGAAACTGAAAAGGCACGGGAAAATGGATTACTTATTCAATCCTAAAACTCAACGCTACCATTACAAACAGGGTGCGGGTCGGGGTCAGTTTGTACCCGCCACTGCCATTAAGTTTATGATGGAGCGCAACATTGAGGCGACACAGGGGGATATTAAGACCATTGGGGAATTATTGGTCAATGGTAAAATATCCCTCTCAACTTGGGAAGAAATGACCGCGATCGCACTCAAAAACTTGCATATTCAATCATACCTACTTGGTCGCGGTGGTAAAGGTTCTATGAATCAACGGGACTATGGATTAATTGGCAATCGACTCAAAAAGGAATACAAATATTTGAGGGAATTTGCTAAGGAAATCCAAACTACCGGAGTTAGCAAAGCTGATTTCTTTAGGCGATTAGAGATGTATAGCAACGCCGGATCAGGTCAACACGAAAAAGCCCGAACTGAAGGACACAAGAAAGCGGGTTATTCTTGGGAACGTCGGGTCAGGACTAAAACTGAGTCGTGCCAGCCGTGTCTAACTTTTGAGGGCATGGGGTGGCAACCTATAGGAACACTCCCAAGTCCCACGGAACAATGCGAGTGCAGGTCTAATTGTGGGTGTTATAAGAAATTTGCCAAAGAAAAACCGCGAGATTTTGTCAAGCGGTTTGGGACTTTTGATTGTGCCAACTTTAGTCAAAAGTTAGGGTAACGGCGGCGGTTGTGCCACCAAGTACAGCCTCGCCCGATGTGGGTACAATGGCAATGGTGGCAACTTCGGGAGTGCCCGCAAAGGTTACAGTTATCACCCCGACTTCAGCTAATCGACCATTTGACCCGCGAGAAGAAATGATAATTTCTTGGGGGTTATTTTTATCAACATGAACAGCCATGACTTTCTCCTATGTAGTTTGTTTTAAACTAGAATTGATTTAACCTTATTGTATTAGAAATCCCTACAAATATGTTTGCAACATCAAATATTCAAGCAAATCCCAGAATTGGCTTTCCCCATCCCACACCTGAAGAAATGGAGAAGATTAAGCAATTCTCTAATGCTGAACCCCATCAGATTGTTGTTGTAGAAATTATGGCTGCTGACAATTTGATGAACAGGAGTCGGGGTAAGTGGTCTTTGGATTCCCTGAGAAGTCTAGCGATGTTAGCACCTGGAATCACTCTAACCCTAGATCACGACTGGGAAAATATCAGCAAAGTTCAGGGACGGGTATTTTCTGCTGAGTTTGAATCAGAGGAAGAAACCCCGTTTGAGGAACTGACAAAAGCGGGGAATTTTGATTTAAACCGATGGATTGTTGCCGATGAAGGCTATGCAAAATTAGAGTTAAAAGCGTTCGTTTCTGTTGATTCTCCTATCTTAGAATCCCTTTGGATGGGAACTATTTGTTATGTGTCTTTAGGACATTTCACAATAGAGGATCTTTGGTGTCCGTTGTGCGACTGCTCATTTTATGACGCAGCTTGTCCCCATCTTATCCCATCCCTAGTAGAACCAGATACCGAAATAACAGCCCCATTTTATATCAGGAAAGGCTCTAAAGATTTGGGAGAAGTTAGTCTAGTTCTAATCCCAAATCTACCAGGTGCTAAGGTTGAGCTACCAGAAAATTATGATCATTGATAGAACAAATCAATTTATTGATAGAACCAATTAATCGGATGATTGACAACCTTGGCTATCCTCTCAAGCCGATCACAAGATGGGACTGACAGGTCATGCTCATATCTATGAATACTCAATCGGGCAATATCTGCCCTTTTCCCTAGCGTTTCCTGGGATAAGTTGGCTCGGTTTCTGGCAATTAATATCAATTCTCCTAAGCTAAATTCGTTTATATTATCCTCGGAGCCACTAGGAATATTGTGGCTTTTGGGCTTCGTTTGCATACCTACCCCCTCAATCTATATCACTTCTGAATAAATTGTATCACTTCGCTTAAACGCTTGGGATAAACTCAGAATTGCATACCTACCAATCTTAAAATGAAGCGTGCCTTAAATATATTAAAGGATACGTTTTCTGATAGTGAGTCGGGAGTGGAACAAGATGCAATCAAACGTTTAAATGCTGCAAAGCAAAAACGCAAGACCGATCAAGCTCCCAAGCCAGAAGACCTTCCAATTGAAAATCCAACTATGGAAAAACCGAGTTTAATTGTCGGAAAAGATAATGCTGAAAGTCCAGTAGATGTTCCCGTTATTCAACCCCAAAAAGATCCTGTGATTGAAGTTGGGGAAGACGGAAAAACTGTTGAACTTGATATGGTGGCACTAAGATCCTTGATTCAGCAGAAAGAAAAAGCGCAAGCTGACAAGGATTCTGTGATTATTCAGCAAGCTCTTGATGAACTTAAAAAAGCCAAAGAAGAAGCTGAACAAGTTAAAGATCAGTTGATTGAAGCTGAAAAAAGACATCAAGAAAGTATTAAAGAGGAGCGCAAAAAAACAGCAGATTGGACTCGGATTTTTGCTGATACAGGCTTTGATTTAAACGTTGTAGATCAAAACGTTCAACAAATTCAGTCAGATTATAAACCCTCACCTTATCTGCAAGTAGAAGGTCGGACTCGCTCAATCTCAGGGCTTGATGCCTATAGAGAAGTTAAGCGTATCCTGGAAAGTAAAGCTGATTGTCCTCTGTCTACTGCTGTTAATCCCTTGTCGGGTGAGATTGTAGAGTTTAAAGATACAGGAAATTTGGATAGATTTGTTCGTCAAAATAGAGATTCTATTATTGATGGATTGGATCAACAAATGAAGCGTGGCGGTTTGTTGCAAGGGCGAAATTCAGATAATACCAGCCCTACAACTATTTCACCGTTTTTCCTGGAAACTTTAAGCGCGCTGACTCGCGTCAACCACTCTCCTGCTTTTATCTTCTGGCAATTTGCAAATCGCAATATTTCCTTGGGATATAACGTCGGAGACACGATTCAAATCCCCCGAGTTAGATATTCTGCTTCGGCAACTTCTACTAATGCTTGGAAGTTAGATCCTTTAGTAGATATCACTGCCACGAATCAAGCTATTGAGGCGGGTCACGTCAAAGCGATTTTAGAGGAGTATGGTCTAGGCAAGGATGCTACCATGCCACCCCTCACCGTTGCTGAGTTCTATATGCGGACTTCCTTGATGGATTTGATGCCATTCATTGAGCGCAACCTTGGCTATAACTACAATCAGTTTGAAGACTTACTGATTCGTGAGCTATGGGGTGGTACTACTCGGATTGTTTATAACGATAACGGTGTTGTGACAACGACCGTAGGCAACGTGAACGTGGGTGACAGTGGATTACTTAATCTCACTTTCTTGACCAACCTCTATGCTTACTGCTATGGGAGTCTCCAAATTCCCCCGCTTGATGATGGGCATTATATTCTAGTGACTAACCCATTCTCGGCTGCGGCACTGACCAATTCCCTACAAGAGAATAGTCGGTACACCTCCCGCGTGGCGATGAATGATTTAACGTCGCTTCTGAAACAGACCACGATGAATGATTTGGGAAGAACAGACGGATATCAGTTCAGCGTTGCCAACTTCCACATCTTTGTGTCAAACGCTTTTGGTGCAGGAATTGTAGGTACTGAGGGTGTGCAATCTGAGACTACCGGAGCGGGTGCTAAAACCACTCGGTCATCCTTTGTCGCAGGGCGTGACACCATCGGGCGTTCAATCGCCATGCCGTTTACCATTAAACGAGCCAAAGAAGACGGTTTTGGACGGATTAACCGATTCATCTGGAACTCGTATGAATGCGCGGCTGCTTTGGATGTAGATCCGGCTTCTAATCCCCCAATGTCTAACGATCAACAATTAAGAGTTGTTGAAGTTCGGACTCTTGACGTTGCTATTTAGGAGCATAAATAAATGGCAAGTTCAGAGAAAGAACCCATCAAGGAAACAATTTTAGATCCGGTACCAACTCAACCCAAAGCGGAGCCAAAACCGGAGACTAAAAAACAAGAAAAAGTCCAGGGCATTAAGCCTATTTATCCAAAATACGCTGGCTATTCCTGTCCCGTTTGTGGGTCAAAAAGACTGACGGATGATTCGGGAAAGTATATTTGTCCTGTCACCCCAAAACCATCTGATTGTCCGGTCAAATAGGGGGATTAAATGCCCTTTACTTTAGAGGAAAAATGGGAAGTTTTGAGAATTTTACAAGTTGACATTTCCGAAGAAACGCCTGTAATGACTCTACTAGAAACCTTAGAAACTCGCTCTGAGGCTTGGGTTCAACAAACCCAAAAGCTAATTCTTAGAATCAAAGATTTTGAGGATAAATCAGACGAAGCGGCTACAGGATTAACCCGAGTAGATGTCATTGAATGGAAAGAACATCGCAGGTGTGACATCGGTTATCACTTGGAAAAACTCAGACGAGAATTAGCCAAAACAATCGGCTACAAATCAATCTCTCAATTCAATCCCTTCTCAATAGGAGAAGATAATAATGGCTACAGGATCTTTTACCAATCTCGCTGCTCAGAAATATCTCGATCACATTTTTGGAGGCAATTCTAAAAGTTCACATTCTCCCTATTTGGCAGCGTTTATCACTACCCCATCGGTTAACGGCCCTGGGTCTGAACCTGCGGGCGGGGGATATAACCGAGTAGCACTGAATGGCACTTATTTTAGCGACTCAACAACGGGAACAATTACCCAGTTACTTGATATTACCTACCCCCGTGCCACCGCTAATTGGGGTCAAATTGTCGGATTCGGTTTGTTCGATTCGTCTGTAGCGGGGAACTGTTACGTCTTTTGGCACGCCGAAGACGTTGAGACGATCCTGGTACGCGATCGCCTAATCGTACTCGCAGGGGGATTGAATCATACCTTTATCTCTGGACTGTATAGCAATTATCTCAAGAATTTAATCTTGAATGACTGCTATAACATCAGTCCGATCCCCGTGTTCCCGACTATTTACGCAGCCCACTACCTGACAGCACCAACAGCAACCGCAGGGGGAACTGAACCCACGGTAGGGGGTTATACGCGTCAAGCTGTAGCCAATAGCGCAGTGAACTTTTCGCCGTGGTCAGGGGGTGAAAAACTCCTAAGCTCGGACATCTTGTTTCCTCTGGCAACAGCTAATCAAGGAACTCAGACCCATTTCGGTTGGCATGATTCTCAAACGGGTGGTCAATTTCTCGCAGGGGGTGCTTTGGATGTTGCCAAGGCTATTGATCTCAATGATCAATTCAAATTCCTAGCGGGTGAGATTACCCATACCTTAATTTAGGAGGGAATTATGCCACTAATTTTAGGTTCGGCAACAATTCCGGTGGTTAGTCAAACCGCAGAAGTCGCGGCTCTGGATTTGGTAAGGGAGCGCGGTGCCTTAATCCGAATGGATGCAGTCACCCAAACAGCATCCGCAACTACAGGGCGTGATCGTTCCCCTTTGATAACAACGGCTTTTAGTTTGTTAAAAATAACTATTAACAAATATGAGAGACACCGCCACGGAATTGCTGAGATTAACCCAGAAACGGAAACCACCGTAGTCCCTTGGGTGTTTTCTCCATCTGTTCCGGCTCCAAAAGTTGAGTTATTTGTTGATGATTTAGTCCCTATTGAATCCTCAACAATCAAGAAAGGTGCTAGTTTCAATCTGACTTATATCTTGACAGGATATCGTCTAGGTTATCTCTTTGCAGAATTTGAGATTTTAACACTAGGAAATACACCCGTTATTAGTAAAAAAGTTGAACTAATGCCCGGTGGGATTTCTGAGGATGACACCACAATTTTAGCCAATGGAGAGGAACAAATCATTGGGACTGTGTTCATTCTCCCTCACGAAACCCAAAATATTCCAGGGGATGAGTGCAAATATTCCTTTAGAGTTGGCAATCAATCAACCCGAAAATATCAACCTGTTTGTGGTTATTTGAGGTTTGATTGCGATGGTTGAATCTTTGCTTGATATGAGTTTCAAGTTTGAAAGAACTGGTCAGGGTGTTAATGACAACGTTAATCCTGAGTTCCCTAGACAAGATACCGTGATTTTAAAGGGAACTATAACCGGGGGAAGTTTAACCGGATTAGTGGTTAAAGGAACTCTTAAACTTGTTCCTCAAAATGTTGTTATCGCATCAAAAACCATCACCGCAGGGGTGACAATTGTTGATGTTAATAACTTCGTGAAAAAGGTAACTGTAATTATTGCAGACCCCGAAGACTCGGAAGGTTTAGAACCTGGGCAACAATTTGTTTTTGATGTTCAGGCAACAACAACCGGAACACCCCCAATCGTTCGGACGGTTAAAGGTAGATTCAAAATTACCGAAGACTACACATTAACCGTTCCAACTCCCACACCTTAATCAATAATAGGAGAACAAAATGTCAACAAATAAACCGTTTTACTTAGCAGGAACTCAAGGTGAAGGTACACGGATCTGGGTTGCACCCGTACCCTGTTCTTTGATTGCACCTCAATCTGGCACTTTCACTGTAGCTACAGGGGGGGCGCTTGCGGGTGCTCTTTCTATCCCTATCAGTGCCGCCACCTTTCTAACCCGCCCCGAAGTTACAAACCCATTTCTGTTATTTAAAGATGCAGTTACGGGAGAAGAAACTATGGTAGAGGTTTCGGCTCCTATTACTGCGGGTGCTACTTCTATTACAGTTAAAGCACTTCCAAAAGCTATCACGGCGGCTGCAACAGCCGAATGGCCGACTAAATTGGGCGGGCGGTCAACGGTCAACAATACTTCTGAAGATGACGAAACCGAACTGGAAAACTTTGATAACGACGGATGGAGAGACTATGCTAAAACTTCATTAGGTCAAACCATCACCACAACGGGGATGTTTATGAACCTTGATGCAGGTTATATGAACGTCAAAAAAGCAAGGCTGCAATATCAAGTCGGCGCACCTGGAAAAGTATTTTTAAAAGTAGCTTACCCGACACCGACCTGCCCTGGTGACACCGCCTATACTTCTGGGTTTATTTATTCAGGAATTGCTAATATTACCTCTGATCCGATTGAGTCATCTTCCAAAGGAATCATTATGGGGAATATTGACTTTAAATATTGCGGTATCGTTACCGTAACCTTTAATGGATCTCCATTAGTTGTAACAGTTTAATAAAGGGAGTTTACAAAGGATTTATTATGGGTTTACCGTTTTTTCTTCAGTCAAAACGTAGCAATGAAAGCTATGAAGAAATTCAGGGGGTGAAGTTTTTTGTCCATAAAGGTGAGAAGGGTAAAAACGCTTTACTCGCTAGTGAACAAGCTAGAATTGACGAGGTTTCCGATAAATTTTCCCCTGGTTTTACCTTGGTGGCAAAGTTAGCTCGGACTATTGCCGAAGCCGAAAAAATCAAGCTCACAAAAGCCTACGAAGTCATTACTTCATCATCAGAAGAAAATGACAATAGTGAGATTGACTATCAGGAGATTCGGCTAAAATACGCTTCTGATATTGGGGAGATGTCAGTACAATTAGATCGGGAATCATCTGCTAAGAAAATGGCAGTTTGTACCGTTGCAATTGCTAATCGGTGTTGGCAATCCCTAAAGGATGAATTTGATTTGTTGTCAGATGACAGCCCTGAACGTTCCTCTCTATTAGGTGCGATTCAAGAGATTAAGAAATGGTCTGATTCTGATACCGAAAATCGGTTGAGTTGGGGCTACATTGAGGATGTTTGGGCTTTTATTGAACGGCAACGGAACGGCGGTAAAGACCCCGACGCTGTGACAACAGAAGCCAAGGAAATCACTGAGGAAGATATAAAAAAGGCTTCCGAAGAACCAGTAGAACTGATTGGGGAGAAATCTATTGGAGAATCCAAAGGCTCTGGCCGTCAGAAATCCGATTCAAGTCAGAAAACTTTGGCAACCAGCCAGTCTGGTTGATCCTTAACGCTTTAGAGTACGGGGAGAAATTCGAGAGGGAGCGATTACACTTTGAGGAAATTGCAATCGCTCAACTCTCATCCCTTCTCTATAGATTTAACGTCACGAAACCCCCCTACAAAAGCACTGAGGATTTCTGTTTCTTCAAATCCCAAGATAAGAAATTCTCAACGGCTTGCTGCAACACATTCCAGTCATTGTTAGACTCTCAAAAAATTCCATCATGGGCTATTCCTGAGATGCCCTCGATGGAATTATTAGAGGGAGTTACGGATGGCAAGGCTAAACCTCCTAGGGCATTTATCGCGGTGGGAATACTATTGCTTTGTCCTGAGATTATTAATCTTGAGTGGGTACAATGCGACATCGCGGTATTTGATTCCCATATCAAGCCAGGGGTTCATGTTGTCTATGACTGCGACACCCGCCAAGCCTATCGAATTGAAATTCCTGAAGATGCCAAAAACTACGAAGTTAATTTTGCTTGTGAGTTAATCAAAGAAGGGGCTATTTATGGTTAGGCAAAGTTACTTTTTATCCCATCTGGATAGATATTTATTAAAAGTTACACTCTGGGTAGAAACGCCAGGGGATAGTCTAACAACGGATAACCTGGGTAACATTGTGCCATCAATAACTAAACAGCCCTTTCTCTGTTATCTCAAGGAAACGGGGTCTAAAGATGATTTGAAGCAACAAAGACCCGGAGGGTTAGGAATATCATCGAGCTATATGCAAGGCTATCTAGTAGAGCCAATGGTGTTCCCTCCGGGTGTTGTTTTGCCCCGTGAGTTTGAAGCTGAGTGTGATGGTAAGAAAGGTAAGTTTTCGGCTTCGATTCATAATCAACAGCCTTGGGAAAAGGAATATACAGGGACTAAAATTAAGGGATGGTGGATTGATAATTAATTATGGCTATTAAAATTAATCAAGCTGCATTAAATAAAGTTTTAAAAACCGTTGACAATGCCTTTGCTGAGGTTGTGACGGCTCTTGATAATGAATTTCATGCTGTGATTGAAGACACTAGCGAATTCTCTGATTTAGGCTTAGATAATCAAGACATTATTGACACAGGAAGATTTAACGATTCTCAAGTTTTGAACGTCTCAAGACAAGGCGATAAAACTGTTGCTAATTACGAATGGAATCCCCACGATCCAATCACAGGAGAACCCTACGCAGGACGGATTTTAACAGGCTTCAGAGCTTATCGAGTCGGGCGTTGGATACCTGGACGGGATTGGACGGAACGGGCGGTTAAGAGGTTAGATCCGGTTGAGATGTTTAAAAGGGAAATTGGTTTTTTATCTTAGTTAGAATTGACCGGATTATGGTGGAGACTAATCGGCGGCTATAGGGTTGTTAAATAAAATTGCTCCTCGTGGTGCGTAAACACCCAGGAGCCGTAGATCCACGTTTTACGAAGTAACCCACTACGATCTATTATATCAAGTTTTTAGACCAGTTAACGAAACCTAAACGAAATTGTTAAAACTCTTGATCGGATTATGGTGGAGACTAAACGGCGGATGTAAATTGTTTTTATTAAATTGTATGTTCTATACTACAACTTAATAAAAAATGATATAATTAATAATAACAAAACCCCTCGCGGTGCGTAAACACCCAGGGGTAGTAAACCAAAACTTCTAAGGAGACGGTTCACCATGTCAGATATTGTAAGATCAATCCGTGCAGAATTGAATCTAGGGGATAAAATTATTGATTGCTACCTATTCCCAGATGGAGAGAAACGGATCGGAATAGGTGGGGCGAGTATTGCTATCGGACGGAATAAAGAGTATTTGAGCAAGTCGGCTAAAAAGGGTACTAAAACGCTCAATGGCTTATGGGATATAGGTTACACAGGTCGCCTAGAGGAAACCGAGATAAAAAATGATAGAGGTGCGACACGAAGTAAGACTATCTCAACCAGAGACTTTACAAAAGTAATCACATGGGACGCTGTAGTAAACAAAAATCAGAGTTCAATTGTCCTGTTAGCTGCTTTTGCTGAAACTGGGTTAGACGTAATTGTAGACAAGTTGTTCGACAATAAATCCGTAGATTTCCTACTGGAGAAAATTGTCCACTATACGAAATGGACTACAGAAGATCTCCAGGATGCCTTAAATGCCAACTATGACGATTGGAGCGTGATTGTGGAACAAGAGCAATTTTTGTTAGAGGGAGGGTTGAACTAATGAAACCCATCATAGAATCCAGAAAGTTTCCTATTCGGTTTTGCCACGTTATCCAGTGTGAAGGTTTTAGACTCCCTGATAGAGAATACCGAGTCACCATTGAATCAGCAATTTCTGTTGTCGGGTACGCCGAACTTAGACAACTTGATCCATTGACTGCGCTAAAGGAATTGGGGTTTAAGCATCGAGGGGAAATTATCAAAGTTAGAGATATTGAAACTCAAGTCATTTTTGAAACCTTGGGACTCCCCGATTTTAGTCGCCTAATATCTTTAGCATCAAGAATGGGGAAGCCTCACTCAGTGGCGTTTGTTGAGTCTATCGTTTCCACAGCCTTAGAAGATTGGTTTAGAGACTGCCAGAGGGAACAGATCGGGGTTGTAGGGGATTTAATCAGATAGTCGAATTAGATATCAAAAAGGCGCGGGGTTGAATCCGTGCCTAAGTTTTTTGGATTGGTTAACGCAGTCTAAACGGAATTGCTAGGGATTGTGCGATCGCATACCATAATTTTTAGACATACGGAACCAGAAACAATCAAGGCAGAATTGAGAATTTGGCTTAACATCAAAACTAAATCCCAACCATCCATTTATGGGGTAAAAAGAAATACCATAATCACCCAAAAATATAAAGTCTGGCTCTTTTGTGTTTTCACTGCCGAGCAATACTGGATAAAAGTTTATGTGCATTCAGTCCTCACCTTGATGATAGATTTTGGCTTTTTCTTTTGGGTTTAAAACTTCCTAACCCCTAACCCAAGAATACATATTTTTGGCTCGTGTCATCTCCTCCATGACTTGCCGACTATCCCCAGTTGGATCACTGGACACCACCGTCAAGCTCTCTATATTATTGCCAGTGGGTTTATTTATCAGTCCTGTAATAGCAGTAAGGAGTGCGTCCAGTTTAGTGTTGATTTGAGAAGTTAAATCTACCATCGGGGTAATAGGGGATAAATCAAACTTGATAGAGGACATATCTACCTCTACCTGGATTATCTGATCGGGGTTTATCGCTCCCTGTGATGCCAATTCCCCGCCTCTTAGCGCCGTGTCCTGCAACGCCTTCCGGTTTGCTTCTTGCAGGGCGAATCGCTCATTATTCTGGTCAGATGCCAAAGCCTGTTGATCAATCCCTGCAATCTGATTGGATACCGTCAACTTATCAACAGCAATCCCTAACTGTTGTTGACTTAACTGAGTCCCCTGTTTGGTCAATTCGTAAGCCTGTTGTGCGTTTTGAATCTCCCTTGGGTCGCCATTGACATTAGCTTTTTCCAGTGCAATTTTAGCCTGTAATTCGGCTTGTCGTGCCTTGTTCAAGCTAATACTCGCCTCCATAATGGCATTCTCGGCTGTGAGTTTGTTGATCACTTTTTGCAATTGCATTTGAGCATTTTGAATCTTTTGCTGTTGCTCCAATTGCCGAGTTTTCATCTCTAAAAGTTTCTTTTCCTCTAAAGCTGATTGGTTGAACTGTTTAGTCCGCAAATCACGAATATCAGACTCGGATAAGAATGTGCTGCCAGACCCCGCGCCCGCCATTTTCCGAATTAGATCCATCAGGTAACGAGTTCCTTTGTATTCAGCAAAATTAATGGAATTATCCGCCGCCCGTTTCTGCAAGTCTGGCAACCGCCCCAATAAATCCTCGGCACTCCGAGAATGATCAAGCGCGGCTTGTCTTCTCTGTTCTTCACCCTTAAACAAGGATTGCTGTAATTTGACCTGAGCCTCCATCACAGTTTTTTCTCGGTCTAAACTCTCGACTATTTGCTTGCGTTTTTCTAACCCGTAGGAATATCCCATTTCCTGTTGCTGGAAAATGAGATCAATTCGAGACAACTCATCATCAAGTGCTAAGATTTTTAAGTCTTTAAGTTCACGATTTTTCTCAATCTGTTTATTGATTAAATCAAGTTTTAATTGTTCAGCTTTAATCGTCAAATCTATCGTCCGTTCCTCGGTTTCTCTCTCTGTAAGTGCATTTTTCTTCCGTAGTTGAGCAACGTCTTGAATCTGCTGGAGAGTGTCTTTAAGTTGTTTTTTAGTTTGCTCGATTTGGAATTGGTTTAGTGTTATCGCAGCCTGTTGTTCAGCCTTTTGACTGCTAATTAAATCAATTTGTCTAAGCTGTTGTTGCCTAATAATTTGCTCTTGACGAATAGCACTAAGTTGGAGGGTATTCTCCTGTGTTTTAACCGTCCGTTCAAAATCTTCAACCATTCTTTGATAAGACTTCATTCTGTCGTCAACAATTCGTTGATTAAACCGTTGATGCTCTTGTAATTCGTAATCCTTGAGTTGAATATTAGTTGAGGCAATTTCTTGTTCAATCTCGCGGGATTTGTCCTCGTAATCTCTCTGACTAATTTCTCTGTTGCTATAGTGAGACTGGAGAAGTGCCAAATTTCGCTGTAATTCAGCTTTATATAAAACACTAGATTCGCGCTGACCTGCTAACGTCTCATCTTCTGTTTGTCGATTGATGTCGGTTTGAGTATCTTCCCCAGTTCTGGTTCTGGTGTCAACAATAATTTCTCTTCTGATCTGGCTCGTTTTTTGATTAATTTGTCCAGCTAACTCCCCTAGTTTAATTTGATGTTTAATCTTATTAGTAGCCCTGTCTAATTGGTCTAAAAGAAGTTGTTGTTTCTGTTGTCTAAGTTGTAATTCCTGCTCTGCTACCTGTTGGATGAATTGAGCAACCTGTAATTCTAATTCCATGCGACGGTTAGCAAAATCTTCAGCTGTAATTTTCTTTTCTTTAAAATATTTTTTAACAGTCTGTAATTCAATTTCAGCTATTTTTTGATTGCGTTGAATTACAGCCAGTGAGATCCCTGTTTTAAGAAGATCAACTTTTTCTGACCCGATCTCCCATTTCAACTGTCCTCTAGTGATTGCGGTTAACAATCCGGCTTCTTCTATTTGCCCTTTGTTTTGGGCTTTAGCTTTGTACCTCTCAAGGCGATTTAGAACAGCCTGAGAGCGTTCTTTTTCAAGATTCAAGACTGATTCAGCTTGTTCGCGCTGTAGAGCAATTAAGCCTGATTCCTGCTCTCTCAATAAAATCAAAGCCTCTAACGTCTTGCGTCGTTCAACCTCTTTTTCATCAACCCCTTCTAAATCGACTCGCAACTGTTCTAAACTTTTATCACCGTAGAATTTCGTGTATTGCTCTATCATTGGATCTTTGAGAAGGGCTTTCAATTCTTTGATTGCATTGGCAGAAATATTGATTTTATTTCTAACTAATTCGAGGGCATTTTCAGACCGTTTTAAAGCTGCATCAGCCGAAGCAAAAATATCAGTTCTCAACCCCTTTAGTTCAATTTCCGCAATTCTTCTTAACCCTTTATCTGCTACTTCCTGAGCAACACGGTTAAACATCTCCATCTCGATTCTGATTCGAGCTAAGACTTGCATTAATTCAGATAAGGTTGTTTGCGCTCCGGTTTGGCGTTCAATATCCTGAAGTCTATCTTGTAGTTTCTGAAGTTGAATTAAATCTAATCTTAATTCTTCTCGTTTTTCGTCACTGTTAGTGTCCTTAATTCGTTTTTGCCGATTCTCAATTGCCGAATTAACCTCCCTTAGTCCTGTAACCAAAGGGACTGTGGAACCATCTCTAAGTTTTCTGAGTTGTTCAATTTGTTCTTTAATCTTCCTTTGATCTTCTGGGTTCGTTGTTATAGATGCTTTTTGACGTAGGTTTTCAAGTTGAGCATTGTATTCTTTGATCGCATTAATATTATCTTGAGTTATCGCAGAGTCAATAAAATTATTGAGTTCTTTCATTGCACCAGAGACCCTGTCCCGTTGTAGTTGTTTAATATCTCTTTGGTCTTTCATAGTTTGTTTTAAAGCATCTTGAATCTTGATCTGATCTTCCATACTCTCCCCACTAAATGAATAGGAAAATCTTTCCAAGAAATTCATTGCACTTAACTTATCTCTCTGTTCTTTGTCTAAATAGCTAAATTCGGTTTCATATTTTTCACCCTGTTTTTTAGGTAAATTATTTTTGTTAGATTTCTCAATTTCTTTCCATAGATATTTAATCTCTTGTCTGGCTTTTTGCAAATTTTTATACACAGACTCAGACCATGTTTGGGTGTCTGTTTTAGAGAAGAATACATCCCAAACAGTCCCCAATGTTTTAAGAGCTTCTATCACTAGCCAAATGGCTGCTACATTGGCAACAAACGCGGCTGCGGTTGGGACTATCAAAGTCATTATGGTATCTTTCAATCCATTGACTGCCATGCTTGCTGCAACACTCGCAAAAGGTATCTGCCATAATCCTTGAACAAATGCCCACATTGCCGGAGCCGCGTAAGCTAAAGCTACACCCGCAGCTACCTGTAATATCTGAATGAATGGCCCTGCATATTTAGTCACCAATTGAATAGCAGAAGTAATAGCATTCATTCCTAACACCAACGGCCCCTGAAACTCTTTCCCTGCTGCCACCTGAATTTCGGTGATTGAGTTATTTAATCGGGTTAGCGCAGCTTGAGCCGTGTTAGAAGCACCCGCCACACCTGCGGACGTTTCTGCCATTAATTGAGGGCCAAACTTGGTTAAAAAGTCGGTAGCTGATAGCGTCCCTGTTGAAATTAATTTATATAATTCCTGTTCGGTCATATTCATAGACCGGGCTGCAATCTGCATCGCTCCGGGGATTCTTTCAGCTAATTGACCCCGTAATTCCTCAAGACTAACAACCCCTTTCCCTGCTATCTGAGATATAGCGAGAATAGATCCCTCTAATTCCTCACCTGTTAGTCCGAATACCGTCCCAGCTTGCATCAGCCCCGACATCACCTCGTTAGTAATCATCCCCTCCATTGGGGTGTTACGGGTTGACGCTGCTAATTTTTTATAGGATTGTAATGCGGGTTCAATTGCTGATGATGTGCGATTTATTTCACTTCTTAAAAACCGCATTTGTTCGGCTCCTGCCCTTGTGCCACCAGACAGGAAATTAATAGTGTTTTCTAATACAGTGAATCGTTTTGTTACCTCAAAAGTTTGGGAGGATATGTTTTGTAATTGGTTTTGGAGAAAGCCAAAAACCTGAAATGATACAAAACTTTTAAAAAGGTTTTTAATTGAAATCCCTAATTTAGAGAATAAACTAGAGCCTTTTGACTCTATTTTGCCAACATCACCAAGGAATCGAGAGCTAGGCAAGGGCTCATCTAATTGTAAATAAATTGCTTCTACTTCTTCGCCAAACCCCTTTAATAGTTGCTTATCATCGTCTGATAACGATTCCTTGCTCAATATTTCAGATGTCAACTGTTTTATATTGTTTAATCTATTTGTGAGAATTTCTATTTCTCTCACTTGTGCCTCAACATCTTCTATATTGCTTCTACCCACATCGTAGGCTGCAAGATCCGATGGTGTTGCAGTCCCGTCGGACACCTTAGTGCCTAAACCACTCTCTAGGTTTAGTTTGGCAATTTCAACATCACCTTTTCTTTCTGTATTACTAAGATTTAATTCTGTTATTAGGTTGTCAATATTTACCTGAAACAATCCAAACGAATCTCTTAATTTTTCAAGATCATCGAAAGATTTTATCGACGAAACTATACCCAAGATGGCAGCATCAGCGCCTTTAATTGATTTTTCAACATCAGGAACTGACGACTTTCTTGATACCAAGCCTTTTATTTTTTGGAAAGGGTAGAGGAGTCCTTTCTTCGTAAACTCAAGGATTTGGCTCATGTCAGCATAAAGGATTTTAGCGAGAGCAGGAAATTCGGATTCCATCGTGGAGCGCATTTTTCTTGCTGCAAATATCCCCCCAGCCATAGCTAAACCACCTAAACCCAAAGCCCCGGCTCCAGCCATTAAACCCCCACCCATTAACCCCGCGCCACCGCCAATACCTAAACCACCCGGCATTAAACTACCTAACCCTGATAACCCCGCGCCACCGCCAATACCTAAACCACCCGGCATTAAACTACCTAACCCTGCTAACCCCGCACCAATTCCAAACATTTGACTAGAAGCCGGGACTAACATTGCTTCCGGTAATTTAATTTCAGAAAAATCAGGGAGGGGGATTCTAGTTTCTTCCTTTGCATCGTTACCAGGTAAATTGTATAAATTATCCTGTTGCTTTGCTATGGCTTGCCGAGATTCTTCTAATTTTTTCCTTGAGTTTTTTAGGTTGTTAATTCTTGCTTTTAACCCGTTGATCTCCTCAATGGGAATATATTTTTCTCTAGCTATTTCTTCAAGTGAATCTGCATAACCTTCTATTTGATTACCAAGATCTTCCATAGCCATATCAACCATGATCAGCTTTACATTCATGTCCTCAAGGTTTAGGTTGGGACTGTCCGCAAAGGAGTCGATCTCTTTCTTTATCTCTTTTATTTTTTGATTAAATTCCTTTGTTGAATCCGAAATATATAGTTTTATATATTCCATTTCGGAATCATCCATTAGTGGTTTATTTAGTGAAGACTTTCTATAGTCACTAACCCCAGCTAAAATCCCTTCGCTCCCTATTTTTTCTGCCAACTCTTTTATAATCAAAGAGGGATCTACGTCTCCCAACTTACTAATGGCTTCCTCTATAATCCTATTAATATCAACACCCTTTACAGATTCTGTTATCCCTGCAAATTGAGCGAGTGCCGACTTTTTAAATATTTTGGCAATATCTTTAAAAAGATAGTCTGTGGTCGCACTAGAAGATTTTAACCCTGAATTTAATCTCGAAGGAATTGGGGGTTGTTCAATCAATTCAGGGTTTGGTAGTTGTGGAATAACTGGCAGATCAATCTTTTCGGTGTAAGAACTTATTTGCTCTATTTGTTCAACTACTGTTTCAATAATTTTTCCGTGCTTTATAGCCATTTGCTGGGCTTCAGATTCGTACCTTTTTACGATTGGATCTACTGCACTAACAAGTTCATTGATCGGATCTATTTCTTCTAATAGATAGATAGTCCCGTCTATCTGTTCTCCAGTAACTCCAGATCTAAATGTTTCGTCTCTAGTTTTCTTGTCTTTAAAGCTCGTTAAAGCCTTGTCAAAATAATCAAAATCTTGAATATCCGTGGGGACTGACAACTCAACATCATCACGACTAACTGGAATTTCACCCACAATTCTATACTTTGTTTCTGGGGTAGTTAGTGCCTCTCTAGCTGCCGAATTATCCGGCAACGATCTTGCAAGCACAGAAGGGGCAAATGCAGTAACGTCGGATGTTTTCTTTGCAGATGGTTTAATGACAAATTGTACCGGGCCAGAGAAAGTATAGCCATCAGTTCCCGATGAAGTGAACGCACTAAATGTTTCTTTTTTTTCTGATGCTGGCTTGTAAGAAAAGTTTTCCGCCCAACCTCCAATACCTCTATATAAAGGATCGTTGGGTTGTAATACATTCAGTTTTTTTAACGCCTTTTCAAGCATTCCTATGTAAACATTTATTCGTTTTTCAAAATCACTTCTATTATTCTCAAATTCTTCCGTTGTAAAACGAGGTTGAACCTTGGCAAGCATATCATTATATGTACTAACCTCATCCCCTTCTACTTGTCTAATGGTTTCAGATTTTTTGTAGTTCTCTTCCGCTCTTGTTACGTCTGATTGAACAACAGGAGAATCAATACCTTCTCGAAGATATGAATTTAAAACATTGTCAAATTGACCTACATTTGTATATAATAGAAGTGCGGCGATTTCTTCGTCCGTCAAATCATAAGTACCTTTTAAATCAATGCCTTGAAATCTTGACGCAGCTTCTGACATCGCATCTATCATAGCCTCAAGCTCATCAAGACTAGCTTCGGGTTTCCGAAAACCTATTGCAAGTTTTTTTACTTTTGCATCTACTTCGCCAGCAGGACTTTTTTTGATGTCCTCAATCTGCGATTTCCCGTATTGCAAAAGAGGGAAAAAGTCATCATAAGAAAAATCTTTACTTCCATATTTCTTCGCTATTCCCATGACATTTGCTATGTCATCCTGAGCTAAAGCATCGTTAAATGCTTCTGGTGTTGCTATTTGCGCTCTTTTCTGTTTTTCTGCATATTCCTGATTTAGTTTTTCAACATATATATTAAATATCCCTTCGTTTTTACTTGCAAGTGCATTTATATCTTCAATTTGTGGCATTAAATCTTTTATTTCCTGTTCGGTTAAGTTGTTTAACCTAGGAAGGAAACCCGCCAACTGTTCGGCTAAAACCTGATAGGTTTCTACCACACTTTTTGTATATTGATCTATTTGAGCTGACATTTTAGACATAACGTCAGAATCAACACCGTAGCTTTTAGCGGTTAGTTCAATAAGTCTTTGTCTTTTCTTGATCGTATCCTGTATTTTGTCCTGTATGACCTTGATTCCACCAGTCCCAATAGATGACTGAGCTTTTGCTAGAAAAATACCTTTTGTTGTTGTACTGCTTTGCCCAGTACCTTCTATTTTTTTTGCAGCCCCAAACTTTTGAATTGCCAACTCTCTCGCTGCATCCTTAGCTTCATTTGGATACTTGGAGATAGTGGATTCTATCACTTCAGCTATTGTTTTTTCAACTCCTGATGTAATGTCAAATACGGTTTCTTGGAGCAACTCATCAACGTTAATATCTTGATTTGCTGAGTTTAAGGTTGAAACCGCATCCCCCGATGTTTTAATATCTCCAAAATTATGCTGTACAGCCTCAATAATTGCCAAGTTGATAGCACTAACAATTTTGCCTATATCATCAAAGTTTTCAGGAGTAGGATTTTGAAGAGCCTCCATTAAGTTTTTTTGGATAGCTATGTCGCCAGTTTGAGGGAGATAAGACACGCCACCCTCAACTGAGTCATACTGTTTTAAAATAGGCATCTTAGAAGCCTCTACAGACACCCCTGATGTCTGTTTTGAAATAGTAGCAACACTTTGATTAAACCATGTAGGGTTATTCTGTCTTGCTTGGGATCTAAGTTTTTTTAATTCTTCTTTACTGCCCGATTCTCTGATGGGTTTTGCCAAATAAGCCAATGCGGACAACTGTTCTGCTAATACTTTCTTCTGAAATTCCAATACCTCTACATGAGCAATTGATAGGCTTGTTCTTATATCAAGATTCGTTTTTAAAATTGCCTGTTTTATGTTTTCAGTGTCAGGTAAAGAAAAATCCTGAATTACATCTTTAACAGAAGCCAGTGCGTCAGCAACACCTTCTGCGATACTCGTCAAAGCGTCTTTTATCCCCTGATCCTCTTGGAATATCATTGAGATGTCATCGTTCAAAAAAGACTCATCCAATGATGCCGAATAACTATCTAATGCTACGTTCAATGATTCTGTTTTAGTGCGTTTTTGAAAAACACCCTGCAATAAATCAGACTTAGTATTTTGAGTTGCTTGAACCTCGTCTTTACCGCCTTTAATCTTTTCAATGGTCGGCTTGATTTTTTCTGGGATAGGAGCATCTGCCAACGCATCAACAACCCCATAAAAACTTTCATCAAGATCCTGAATACTTTTTTCTAAATCCGCCAAATACTTAATAGCTTTTTCCGTCTGAGCTTCTTTATCTTTTGCGAATGCCGACAATGTTTTAGCAAGGTCTTCATTCCCCTGTATTTCTGGTAAACTATTTAATTCTGCCTCTAATTTTTTTAATTCGTCGGGCGATGCCTTCTCTAGTTTTGCAGCCATCTTTAAGAAAAACCTTAAAGATTTAATCTCCCCTTCATATTTTTCTACATATTTTTTTCTTTCTTTATCAATAACCTCTAGTTCTTGCAAAAGGAATAACGCCCCTGATTCTTTTTTCTTTGCTTGAACATAATCAACTTTTTGTCGAGTTGACGCAGCAACCGTTTTCCTGGTAGACTCGTCAGGCAAGAAACTCTCTTTAGCTTTTTTAATGTATTTCTCTATATCCATTTTTAGCCCTTTGATTATAGCGTCAATGGGCGTTCCTGTAGACCGTTTTTCCGTGAAAGACTTAGTTATACTTTGCAATAGGTTTTGGATTACAGTTGGTGCGCTATCTTCCCAAGCTCCCTGTAATATTGCAGCACCTTGCTCAACCCCTGTTTTTCCCATCTTCCCTAGTTCGGCAAAAAACTTAGGGAAAAATGTTTCAAAATCTCCAATATATTGCCCTAGAGACATCTCTAATTGCTGACTAACGCCCTGCCCCGCTTTCTGAATTACAGGGGCAACGAATGACACCACAGCGCCAGAAAATAGCTTTTCCGAAAACGATGTTTTTGTAGATAAAGTCGTTTTCTCTAGCACCTTTTTTAACGAGTCGTCGGTGATAGCTTTTTGGTTCGTGCTTTGTGCGTTCGTTTTTTGGGTTTGGCTATTTTTACTACTTTCTTTTCTTTGTCCCTCCTCTTGTCTGTGAATAACTGTAGTAGTTGAAGATATGGAGTATTTTTGAACAGACTTGGCTAAAGATTTTTGAGACTTTTCAATTGATTCCTTGCAGAATTTCAATGGTATGCAGAAATCCTTAAACTCCCTTCTGAGTTGGGCTTTTGCTTTTGATATACTTTCGTCACAAAACCTCAGAGGAACACAAAGGCTTTTGCTGGTTTTAAACTGACCTTCAAATTGTTTCCTAGCTTTTTCTACTGTGTTGGGATCAAGGGCCAATCTAGCACTAATCGGGATAGCTAATTTATTGTTTTTAGCAATCAATTCGTTAATATCTTGATTAAACTTTTTCAGACTTAACGAGACTTCAAACTCAACCGCTCCTATGACTGTCATCTTACTTGTCCTTGATAATAATCTGTACTTTGTCCGTTATTGATATCGAAATTCAACACTTGAGAATTTCTAACATTCCCAAACCAGATCATCGCTTCTGAAGCGTGATCGTCTGGGTTTACGGTAAAAAGGATGGCGCTAACATCATAACGTCCTGGTGGTAGATTTTTAATAGAAAAGGTTAAATTCTTTATATCTGAATCAGCTTTGATACAACTTTTTTCAGCAATATCTTTTACCTTAAAAACAACCATATAAACATACGAATAGGATGCCACTTGTTCCATTAGTTCAACTTCTTTAGGGCAGAACCAAACGAAAAAGAATACCCGATCACGGTCTATGTAAGGTTTTTCCCAACTATACAGACCATCTTGTTTTAAAGAAATTGTACCCGAAACATTGATCGGGGATGTGTTGCAACCTAATAATGATAAGCCGATTAGACTGCTAAAACACTTTTTAAGACTGGGAAACATACCGTGACACCTCAAGAATAAGTCTATAGATTTCCGGTTGACCCGTCACCCCGCTACCCTGAACCCGAATCGAGCTAATAATAGGATATGGGCATGACGCGATCGCGCTGTCTTTAGCGTCCAATATAGTCCCGTCAATCCCCCATTGCCGGATCTGGATTTCCCATCGGTCAACAACCGAGATAGACCCCATTAATTGATTGTCTTGGGGTTCAGGATAAAAAACTACACACTCAAGCCCCGTTACCTCTGTACCAGGCGCGGGGGATTGTTTGGCACGGTTCCCTACAATCGTTAATGCGGGGGAAGATAAACCCCCAGGAAAAAGGTATTGACCCACATCAACGGAATCAAACAACCAATTCCTGAGTAAAATAGCTGTATCCTGATAAGAACAAGCCATAATTTTAATAAGTTAATTATCCTATCTTATCAGTAATATGCCAGTTTTAGCCACAGCGAGATGTTCACGTTTTTTGGATTATCAGGGGAATGAGTACCCTGGATTTATAAATTTATCGTGCAATTATACCGGACTAGATCAAAGTGGTCTAATCACCTGGGAGGGGACTGCCGAAATAGCTTGGGTTCCTGGTAATCCCACAAATATTGACAACCGCAAAAATAAAGTGACTTGGTGTTTTGGGCGGGTTGTTGATTTGAGGGTTGTTAATGATTCGGGAAATTACGAGCGTCCCAAGTGTATTCCTAAAATGTACATCTATAAAGCGTTATACAATCCCCATACGGAGCGATTAAGGCTTGAATTGAGGGATATATTGGGGTTGCTTCGAGATAAGTCTATAGATGATTTCAGGAATGATTTTGAGGAAGAAAATGATATTGAGACTGAAATCCCAGAGGAAGAAAAAGAAAAAATAGAGGCGTGTGGTTTTCCTGGTGAGGAAGATTACGACGAGACAAAATTCAATGATCAACAGAATAAGAAAAAAGATAAGTTTTGGTGGGAGCAGTGGCAGAAGGAAGGGACGGAGCAAAACATTATCATCATTTCCGAGATAATGCGGCGGTTGGAAATATCAATTCAGGGAACCGTGATGGGGTCAATTAGACTCCCTTACACGGTGTCAGGTTCTTTATTGTCAGCTTGCGGTGACTTAGCTTTTAAGAGTTTAACACCCTCCTATATTTGGTCAAATTACGCGGGTCGGGCGATCATTTCTAGGATTAATATTGACCCGCCCCGTGAAAAGTTTTACGTTTCAGGAGTTGATGATATTGATTATAGTCCGGTAGAAAATGGCTTAAACCCCATCTCAGAATTGATTGTTTTAGGACGGGTTAAGGAACTGGACGAGAATGCGATTCAAGAGGAAACGATAGAAGATGAAGACGGAAACATAGTTCCTATGCACTGTGAAACTATCACCGAAACAGGGCCAGAAACATTGATAAATTCTGATGGTGATGCGTTAGCTAATATTGACGTTGTTAAAACAAAAATATGCGAATTTGTTACAAGATTCAAGAAAACAATAACCACGGATACAGAAGAAAGATATGGCTCTCTTTTTCCCGAATCAACGGACACAGATAATAGTCCCAGCGAATGGATACGCAGCTATAAAAAGATTGAGGAGCAGTTTTATGACGCTTGTACGGGGTCTTTACTCAAAAAGGTAGTCACAGAGTATAACGTTTGGGGGAAAGTGTTTGGAGCTTATTATGGGAACCACCTGGATTATGTTATAGATCCATTAGGGTTTGGACAGATAGATATTGGAATAACACAAGGATTAATAAGTCCTTATTCTGATTTAGCACGGTATGACACAACACTAATAAGAGACAAAACGGAAACCACAAGATATTATTACAAAAAGCAAAAACTTTATAAAACAACAGTACAAACAGAGGAACCAAAATACAAAATATTGGTAGATTTTGCCGAACCTCGTTTAAGTAATGACATCTATAGTGGATATGCCATTACATCATCATCTGTAGAGACTTGGAGCGAATGGGGGAATAGTCATCAAACTCATACTTTAGTCGAATCAGACGCACTAAATAGAGTAAATAGTGCAGCAGTACAAAGAGAAGAAGAAAGACTGGCAAAAACCCTGGCAGACTATGGAGAAGACATCCCAGCTTTTGAGCAACAGGTTTATTCTCGTTTTTACTCTGTAGACGCAACAGATCCAAATTCGGTACAAGTACCAAGTATTAGATTTAATACGGTCATGCTCCCAAAAAGTCTAGTCTCGTATAAAAAAAGATTGGCATTAACGGGGAAAAGAACTGTCTCAGAATCAAGTCGTGAAGGTTTAGCAAACGCACCCGCCACTGAATATCTACCCAGGGGAAAAGCCAGCGAAGGTAGCGAAGCTAACGAAGTTAACAAAAACGCTACCGAGAAATGGATTGATAAACCCGTTGTTTACCGCAAAAAGTGGGAAAATGCCAAAGGTTCTGAGTTTTTACCTAGTCGAGAAATTACCGATTTAGGGGAAGTGATCACGGGTGAAATTGTTAATGCCGTGGGAGAAGTTATATACTATCTAAGGCAGGGGCAAAGTTATATACATGAGTTGATTTTACCATTTACTCAAGATTGGATTTCTGGCAGTTTTAAACCCACTTTCAGGGTAGATGTAAAGGAATGTGAGGATGCTTATTGTCATTTAGCACATGGGATCAGTATGGACTTTTCCCAGAAAGAAAACTCACTTTTGATGGAGTTATTGTGGCTTGGTGAAACATCCGTTTCTACTCCCATAAGTTCACCCCAAAAAGTCCTAAGCTACAATATAACCTCGTTACCACCATCAGGAGAGGGTGTCTTATATCTTGAGGGTGTAGCAGTAACAAGCGGTCAAGAAATACCCGCAGCGAGTATCTCTAATTTAACATTTATCCCAACTACAACGTTTTCCGGTGCGACGTTTAGCTATGTGGCATCGGGGGGTATTGAGGGAACCCCGACCCCTGTTGTTTCACCATCGGCTTTGACTGTTCAATTAATCCCTAAAACGGGGGTAGCGTTAACAATCCCAACTACCAATCCAAACATACCCCCAACAGTAGCGTCAACCGTTGTTATTGACAATACTGTGATTGAGAATAAACCAATTACGCTACCTATAGATTTAGAAAGCAATTCTATTCCTATCGTGAAAGTGGTAGAGGATGATTTTACCTATAGCTATCAATTAAAAACCTTGTTAAGACGACTAAAGTCTAATACAATAGAGAGGTTAACATTGCAATCTAGCGATAGAACAAAAATCTATTTGTAAATAAAATGCCTAACTATAAAGCAAGTTTTTTTTGGTTCCCAAATGTTGCCGCAATGTCTAGTTTTTTGCTTGACAATACCGATGAAGATGGGTTGGTTTTTGCGGTTGGGGTAGATACGACCAACTGGAAAATTGCTACATGGCGAAAAAACTCTACCGCAGCAATTGACAACTCAGTAATTTATGCAGCTAACGGCCCTGGTAGGTGGGTGGTTTTAGATTCTACTCCAATATTTATACCCGTTTGGAACTCGGATATTTCTTCTAGTTGGAACTCCGACCTGATGACTAATTGGAATGTTGCAGGCTAAATCACAATTTCCCTGTATATCCAATATTGATCGTGATGGTAATTTTCTTATCTTCAACAACTGGTTTAGTGTCTTCTGGTTTAAATCTTCTACCCTGTGGCTTTTGTTCTATGGCAATAGGTGGGTAGCCTCGGACTAAAGACCCCACGGCTACGCCTCCCGATTTGATAGCTTTAGCTGAAAACCGATCAGACGGATTAGCTGTTGATTGGACATTCCAACTATCAGTATCAGGATTATAATAATTAACTCTATAGGGAGCGTCCGATGTTTTTGTTGTGGGATTGCTTTCAGGAACAATGGGATTGCTTTTAGGAACAACGGGATTGCTAACTGGTGGGGTGTTAAATTGTCTTCTAATTCGAGCGCGGTCTTTAAGCCTATCAGTCCCCGATTGAGAGATCAAAGAATCTCGCACCTGTCTAAGTTTTTCGAGGTCTTCTATCCCTGTTTTCTCTTTACTGTAGGGGCGATTGTTGATTAATCCTGTCATAATATTAAATAAGTATATTCTAGTAAAACATGAGTAAATACTCCCTACAGTATAGGTCGGCAAGGCGACGGGCTTTCGGGTCTGGCAGCTTATCTCAGAAACCTGTCAGCAAAGCTACAAGTCCAACATCCAACACGGCATCAAAAACCTATTGGGAATCAGCTTCTTTTGTGGGATTTGATCCTGAGTCTGGGCGGTATATGGTTAGAACTTTAGGAGGTGAAGTGAAAGGATCTGATAGGATACCCGGAAACGGTGCGGAGTTTGGGGGTGTTAGCATCGGGACGGGCGGGTTGTTTTCTCAAGGGTTTTGGTCAGATTAATTAATAATAAACAGGAAATTAAATGGCACTTCGTGGCTGTGATTTAGGGCAAATTATAACTTTTCCCACTTATCCATCGGAGCGTGGAAAAATGATTTTATACGTCCCTGGTTTTAATCCAGGCGTGGCGTTGGTAATTGATACGATTCCTAAAGGTGGCTACACCCGGCGCTATGTTCACGGAGCCGAACTTGAGTACAGTTATAACGGTTCTGCCGTGATTCGGGGTCAGTGTTTCACCCCTAGACTTGAATGGGAAATTGAATGTCATTTATCACCACAAGGTAGAAGTTTATTTTGGGCGGCTGTCGAATATTCAGACACCAAAAGGAGAACCCCGCCACGGACTGGATACGAAATAACCTGTGATGATATTATGCGATCGCTAATTGAGTTAAATAGGACTAGGGCAAAAGCAGCTACTACTGAACCCTACGAGGTAATCTTTGGTCAAAGAATTGAATATTTCCCTAAATGTAATGTAATTATTCCTATCCCTGAAATCAAAGAGGAAAACTTAGGGAATGGCTATAAAATAGGATTCAAAATGCAAGAAGTGGGGCTGACAACACCATGACTTTAGGACAAAGAAAAGCCGATGATAAAATCAAATTTAGAGAGGAACAGCAAAATAAGTTAACAGCTTCAACTAAGACTAAAGAAGTTTTTCCCAAGACACAACCCGGCCCCCAAACCGCGTTTTATGAGACTAAAGCCGATATTGCTATTTATGGCGGTGCAGCAGGGGGCGGTAAAAGCGCGGCTTGCTTGATTGATGCGATTAGATACGTCGGGAAAATTCCTAACTATAATTGTGTATTTTTCCGTCGGACATTCCCAGAAATCTTTAACCCTGGTGCATTATTTGATGAGTCTCAGAGGTGGTATCCATTATTGGGTGGTGAAGCCAATTTAGTTAAGGCTCGATGGGTATTTCCTAAGAATGAGAAAATACAATTTGCCCATCTTCAACACGAAAAAACCTTAACCCAGTGGCACGGGTCACAGATATCTCGATTGTATTTCGATGAGCTTTGTACCTTCACGGAAAAGCAGTTCTGGTATCTACTGTCAAGATGTCGAACTACACTCCCAATTAAGCCACAAGTCAGGGCTACTTGCAACCCAGACTCTGAATCATGGGTAGCTGATTTATTATCTTGGTGGCTCGGTGAAGACGGATTACCAATTAAGGATCGGAGTGGCATTTTAAGATGGTTTGTTCGGGTTAATAATGAGTTGATTTGGTCTTTAGATAAAGATGAATTAAGATTAAAATATCCCAGTATTCCCCCTAAGTCTTTAACATTTATTCCTGCATCTATTTATGACAACAAAATATTATTAGATAATGACCCTGATTATATTGCTAATCTTTACGCACTACATGAGATTGACAAACAAAGATTGTTACTAGGAAACTGGAAAATTAAACCAGAAGCGGGGGTTGTATTTAATAGAGATTGGTTTGAAGTTGTTGATGATATCGACAGAGATGAGATTACACGGACGGTTAGATTTTGGGATTTGGCAGCTACCAAAACTAAATTAAGCTATTATACCGCAGGGGTAAAAATGGCAATATTAAAGGATAAAAGCC